CTCTTTCTCGAGGGGTAGCCGGGAAGGACCCGCGCGATTTTTTCGAACGACAATCGTTCACTCCCCCTATGTCTCATGCTGTGTTGCTTGGTCGAGTGGTTTGAACTCAGGACATAGCATGCAAACCGGATGTGCTGTCCCAGTACACAGCTTGCACTCGTAGGTCAGGTCGAGGTCCAGCACAGGCTCTCCGCAATGAGCACAGCGAAGCGGACACACGTCAATACGCCTCGGGTGGCTCGAGTCGACGGAACACGATGCCGAGATGCTTGTTCAGTTGTGCCAGTTTCGCCTTGGCGTACTTGTCCGCTTCGATCTGATCGTGGAGTGAATGGTTCTCCACCACAAGCCCATCCTCTTCGACTCGCTTCGGTTGTGTTGGATCAATGTCCGCCATGTCATGGCCCTCCTGGCTTGAGCTTGGACACCAGCCATCGCAGTGCATAGACCAGCAGCTGCGCCAGCAGCACGCCTGCGATCACGTTCAGGATCAAGTGCCAGTCGAAGGACAGGGTCACGTTGTCGGAGGACAAGAGCGTCATGGGTAGCATCAGGTACCGTCCTTTCCTCGCACGCACTCGATGTGCGCGGAGTTGTAGCTGATTCGATTTCCGTCCTTCCGGCCGACAAGGATCACCTCGCACTGGTCGGAAAGGGGCTTCTCGCAGAGGGGGCAGATTTGCGTGATTCCCTCCCACCCTGCAAGGACCATCTCATCATGCTTGCGTTTCGTGCCATCCGGGTTGTCGAAGTACGCGCCCATGCCGTCATTGCCTTTCAGGTAGGAAGGCCTGGCCCACCCAGCAAAGGATTGAAGGCGCCCGAGGGGATCGGGCGTTCGGGAGAGAATGGCAGGCCAGGCCGAGGTTTCATACGTTGAAGCCACCGAAGGGCTGGGTAGCTGGCTCGATGAAGCCCTCCTCACCTTCACGAAGCTCTCGGACGACGTCCTTGTTTCTTAGAGCCTCGGCCTCGGTCAGGAGGACCAGCGTGCCAGCCGGAAGGCCTCGATAGTTTTGGCCCGATTCCACGACATAGGTCTTCGCTTCTTTGGTGGTCGGTTTCTCATCTGCCATGTGCGCCTCCTGTTAGGTCAGTGCGGAAAAGAACCGGCGAACGTTGCCACGGTACCTCACACACAAACCCCCTGTCGGCGTGGTTGGACCCCCGCTGGTTAGGCTCGCCGGTTCCATGTCATCGATTCCGCAAGTGATAGTTGTTCACCAGGTTGACGGCGAGTGCACCCTTGACCATCGCCTCGGCGGGCTTGGCCGAGATCCAGGGTGCGATCTGTACCAGGTACTTGTCGTCCACGGTGATGCCAGCTGCCTCGTCGGCGAGCATCCGCATGGCGACCTGCTCCACGGTCTTCGGTTGGACAATCGGCCGCGCGACCGTGAACTCGGTCTTGCTCTGCAGCGCGAGTGCGGTGCCGACTCCGCCGACGAGGATGGCCGCTGAGAGAACGAGCAGGGTTCTTTGCTTCTTCATGGTCTCTTCCTTTGGTCGCCGATCACGATCTCGACGTCCGTCTTGATCTCCCACCACACCCAGTCCGTTGAGAGGATGTCGATCCTCCCCTTGCTCCCTTGCCATTGCAGCATACCCACGATCCAGGGCCCGTAAGGGTGGATGATGATGCAGCAGTGAAGGGTGTCATCCAGTGGCCCACCGAGTAACCACCAATCGAACGCCGTCAACGGGAAGCGATAGCCACCGAGGTAGAGTGCGCCCAAGCCTTCGCCATGGCCGATCTCGCTGTCCAGGTAGCCGATCGCTGGCTCGTGCCAGTCGGTCACGCGGAAGACGTAGAGGGTGGCATACGCTGGGGCGATCGCTATCAAGAGGACCAGACTGGCGAGGGTGGTTTTCACTTCGGCCATCCGTAGGTTGCGGCCTGCTCGAAGTACATGGCCCACCCGTCCGCGCCCTTTGGCGAGAGGAACGAGTTGCCGTTGTAGACCTCGAGGACCTGATACCCCCTGATCTCCTTGGCGAGCGCGTCGATCGCCGCCCAGCTCGCGCGAGGTGCTGCCTTGAGCACCCGCGATGCTTTCGAGAGCGCGGGCCCTGACCAGCCTTGGTCTGCCAGCCAGTCGACGCCGGAATAGGCGCCGCTGTTCGCGCGCAGGCGCTCATCGATCGTCTTGCCCGGCATCTCGGCCTCGCTCTTCGGCCCGAACAGATTCCAGGAGTCGAGCACGCCGCCTTTGAAGGTCGGGCTCGGTCGCTGGATGATTCCGGGCTGAAGGAAGAGGTTCGCGGTGTACTCGACCAGTTCGAGCCAGAGACCGAGTTCCGCGGGGTTCGGGTCCACCTGCGCACCCATACAGAAGGCGTTCAGTGCGATGGCGGAGCCGAAAGCGCCTTCGAACCCACCGGTCTGCTCTTCGGGGATCGACAGATCCCGGCCGCCGTAGTTCCGACCGAGCAGACCCTGGTAGGCCGTCTCGTCCAGGCGTGCCTGCCAGACCCACTGCGCGATGGAGCGTGCGTAGGAGAGGTAGCGCTCGGCGTCCTGACGGAAAGAGGGCTTGTCCTTGAAGCAGAGCCACCCGTAGAGCGAGATCACGATCATCCAGCCGGACGCTCGACTGCTGTGCTTCACGATCCCGTTCGTGATGTACTCCTCGCACCAGTGGTGCAGGTGATGCATCGCCAACGGATCGGCCAAGAGAATCGCCGCCGCCGCCAGGTTTTCCGCGCCACCGTGCTCGAGGTCCCACGCTTGCGTATCGGAGTAACCGCCGCTGTACCTGCCGCCGGCGAGCTCGAGCGCTGAGATCGCGTTCTCACTGAGCGGCTTGCCCGAGTCCTGGCCGAAACATTCGGGAAACTGGTACAGGTTGCCTTTCGTGATCTCGACTCGTCCCTCGTGGCCGATCCAGGGCTTCAGCGCGACCGCGTCCGTCCCGGTGAGCTTGTATCGGGTCTCGGCGTCAGGCATCCAGCCATCAAGGCCGGCGAGGTAGGCTGGCCGTCCGGGGATCCAGTAGGGCGGCCCGAACTTGGGTGACCAAGACCCCACCTGGCGCGCGGACCATTGCCAGAGCGCGCGCAGCACGGCCCTAACGCCGGCGTTGTTGTTCGCGCGCTCGTGCGCCTGCCAGCCCGTCTCGTAGGGTGACCGGAAGACCTCCCTGTGGTGAGCGTGCGTCTGGTCGTTGTACAGGTCCGGCACCTCGATCTCGCCAATGGTCGCACCGATTGGCGGGTTCCGTGGGTCGCTCGTGTCCCAATAGCGGGGGTATTGGTAGCTGCCGTCTGCCTTCTTGACGTCGATGCGACGCGGGGTCCATTGCGCCTGCCAGGGACCATTCCCGCCGATGCGATCGGGCGCCGTGACAGGCTCCCAGAGTCGGTCAGGGGGTACCACGCCGCCGGCTTCGCCAAAGTTCTGGATCCAGTACTTGGCCGCGCCGAAGTTCAAGAACCGGGCGGGGGCGCCGAAGGAGAAGGAATACCCCTCCTGCAGGGCGATGACACACACCCCGGACGGGAAGGATTCGCGGACCTTGCCGTCGAGGTCGCAGAGGTTGACCTCCATGACGCCGCGCATGCGCGGGAGAGGTGCCTCGATCGAGTCGTTCAGGACCGCGCCGGCGATCCACCAGCTCCCGTCCTTGAACTTGTAGTGCCACCACGTGATACGCAGGCATCGCTCCGGCTCGTTGAAGGACATCGGCTGCAACCAGGAGCGCCAGATATGTCCCGTCGCGTCCTGTGGTGCGTGACCCTCGAGGAATTGGTCCTGCGGGAAAAGGTGCACGCCAGTCGCCCCTGAGTCGAACGTGGCGACGATGGGCGTGATGAGCTTCTTCCAGCCGCGCTCGTTGATCGTGAACTTGACCGTGATGCGATGGTCTGGGGCTTTTTGGTCGGGAGGCGGGGGTGGCGGGGGTGGCGGCGGCGTGGGGATGATCGGCTGCGCGGCACCGGCGGTCCCTGCGTGATCGAGAGGGCTCGGCTCGGGCATGATGCCTCCTGGAGTGGGACCGCCTCCCCTTTCGGGAAGACGGTCCAGTGAGTCAGATCAGAACCCTGGGGCGGGAACCGTCGCTTTGTCGACCGGCGGCCCGACGTTGATCGAAGGCGCGCCAACCGCATCAGGCTCGGTCGTCGCGAAGTCGATCGTGACCGGCTCATGCGCGCTGCCATCCACGTCCGTCGCCGTGACGGTGAACGCGGTGATCTCCGGCGCCTCGCCGCTCACGAGGTAGGCCTTCATGCCATCCTTGCTCGCGACCACGGTGGAGGTGCCCGCATCGCCTTCGGCCTTCGCCCACACGACGCTGCCATAGCGCGTATTCCGGCCGAGGCGATCCTTCGGGGCGTCAAGCGCAAGCAGGACAGCCTCGCCCGTGTCGCAGGTGAATGTGTAGGTTGCCATATGGTCAGTCTCCTAGAAGGGGTTGGTTGAGAGCAGTTCGGGCAGCAGTTCCTTGCGAATCTTGAGCACCTGGGTAATGCCAATCTTGTGGCGCTTGCCTGGGTGTAAGAAGTCGTCGATCGCGCGAGTCGCGATCATGAGGGCTGCAACTACCTGAGGCTGGGGAACAGTCACCCGGACGGTGACCTGGCCATCGGCTTCGAGCTGCAGGACGATTCCGGTGGGTTGAGGCGGGCAGTCGAGATCGGTGCTCATGGTCCTCCATGTCTGCACCGTTACGGGCGCGAAGCGGAGTCTTTCACGTCTACACGGTGCAAACGGCAGTCGGGAAAGGCACCCGCTTCGACCTGTCGGTGGTAGAGCCGGCCAGCCCTACCACGCCCGCCAGTGGGATGATGCGCTTCGGGATGGGGGGGCGTCAATTGCGGCGGATTGGCGCGAAAGGGAGGGTCTCTAGCCGTGCGCGCGGGGTGTGCGTGTTAGGGGTGGGTGGTGTCAGCTGCGATCGAGGTGGCGTTCTTCCTCGTCGCTATGTCGCACGATGCGCGTGTCGTACTCCTCGTCGCCGTATTGGACCTCCACCCAATCGAGGGAGACGAACATGCCGGATGACGATCAGCTCACCCGTGAGCTGGAGGCGCTCGACAAGCTACTGGAACCGGGAAAATGACCCCATTCCGCCGCCGAGTCGCGCTCACACTCTTTCGCGACGGGTTCACGATCAGGACAATTGCCAGGCTCTGAAGGCGCTGCGTACTTTCTCCACACACTGGCGCTTCATGTCCTCTCTCGCCACGGCCGCGGCGCGCTCGGCGACGTTGCTCATCCGATCGAGCCTGGCAGACACCAGGCGTGTCACCTCATCGACCAGGAAGTCCGCGCGCGTTTCCAGCCTTTCGTTCTCGCGCGTGAGGCGCCCGATCAGGGAGCGGTTGTGTAAGCAGGCGATACAGAGAAGGTGCGGGACTGGTATCGCGCGGCAGGTCGGGCACTCCTGGAACACGCTTTCCGTCGGGCCGATGGCGTCCTCGAGGATGCTCACTGGCTCCGGCTTGCTCCACTCGCTCTCGAGATCGGCGATGCGCTTCCGGAGCATTGGCACACACGTGCAATGTCTCATGTCCGCCGGCAAGGTGCACGTCTCCTGCATGACCGCGCGCTGCGTGTTGCGCCAGTCTTGGAGTTCGGCAAGCGCAATCGAGATGTCGCGGGAGTCGCAGTCGCTGCGGAATGAGCAGTTTGACTCAAGCTCCGCAATCCGCTTGTCGCTCAACCGCGGCGGCTTCTGCTCGCTCATGTCTTCGCCTTCTTACTCGCAGCCGCGCGCGCAGCGAGCAAGCGCTTGCCGGCATGGTGAATGCTCACCTGAGCGATCACATGTCCCTTGCGTAGATGCCACAGCACCTCATGTACCACTGCCTTCTCTGCCCTTGTGACCGCACGGGCCAGGCGGTCCGGTTCCCTGTGGTCGTAGCAAAACGAATGGTGATTGGACACGATGTTCATGCAGCCGTCCATATCGCAAGCGTGCGTCATGCGTTCACCTTCTTCTTCGCGGCCTTGCGCGCAGCGAGCAGGCGGTCGGCCGCATCACATACCGCGCACGCGGCCCACTCTCGACAATCCTCGAGCCGGTAATGCGCGCTCCTGGTCGATCATCGTCAACGCCGCCGTCTGATCTGCCTCGGTCGATTCTCGCATCCAACCAATGTAGACCTGCCACCAGAGAAGGTGCAGGGCCACATGTGGCGCGCCGATGTCGATGTGCACGCCGCACGAGAACCATGGACCATACAGCGCATGGATCCCGACGCCGACAAACCGTCGGCCGCTCTGCTTGACTGGGCTCACGTCTGCACCTCGCCCTCGATCGGGGGATCCTCCGGGCCGTGGGCGCCCTCCTGTTCGATCAACGCAAGAATGGCCTGGCGGAGATGGTCTGAGCCAATGTCATCGAACGCGATGGTAGCTGCCTGCGTCAGATACCGCTCGAGTTCGGCCTTGTGCCAGGCGAGAATGGCCGGCTCTATGCGACGTCGGGCCTGACTGATGATGTTGTGCTGCTCCAGGATCTCCCGCAGCGTGCTCATGCGTCACCTTCGATGTCGGGTAGGGCGCGGAGCGCCGGCAATGAGCCCGACGTGCGAAGGATCGTCTCGCGCGAGTAGTGCGACGGATGCTCCCTCGCAAGGCTGTCGAGTTGCGACGCGCGGATCAGCTTGATATCTGCCGATCTTGCCTTGGCACACATGTCGTCGCCGTGCCAGCAGGACGCGCGTAGACATTCCGCGCACACGGTTACGTTCCAGTCTGCTCTCATGCGTCACCGTCAATCGCGCCCCCATCTCGAGGATCATACTCGCCGCGCTCCACGTCTGATAGGGCGTCAAGCTTAGTCATCGCCTCTGCCTTGTACGATGTTTACGAGGATCGCTACCGAGGCACCCCTTGATGCACCGCCCGCTGAAGACCGTATCGTTCGCGCACTTCACTCTCTAGCATTTTTGCCCTCGGGCTGCTGCTCGCTTAGCCGTGCGGCGATCTCTTGTGCGTACCGCGCCAGATGTACGTTGCTGTACTCGGACTCGACGTCGAAGACGTGCCGCTCGAGTATGGTCTCGATGCGTCCCGGCACCACGTCCTCCCGCATCAAGACGTAGAGAAACGCCACCAGCTTGCGGCTGTCCTTCATGATCTCGTTCGTCATGCCTCACCTTCACGCTTTGCATTTTACTTGCCTTTCTTCTTCGCGGCCGCGCGCGCAGCGAGCAAGTGGTCGACCGCATCCTCGAATCGATGCAGGTAGCCCATAAACTCCCCCAGTGGCGGATGTGAAAATCGCACATGATTGAAGGCTACCGCCGCACGCACCACCGCCTTCTCTGCCCTTGTGACCGCACGGGCGAGGCAGTCGGGCTCCCTGTGGTCGTAGCAAAACGAATGGTAATTGGACACGATGTTCATGCAGCCGTCCATATCGCAAGCGTGCGTCACGTCTGCTCCTCGCCTTCGATCGGGGGCAGTGGAGCGGCAAGAACGACGTTTGCCAACTCGGTTGGTGACGCCCTGCCGCCATCACTTATCAGCTTTTCGATGTGACCTAAAAGATACGTCGCACACGCCTCCCGCACCTTCTCCCCGTAGCTCTCGAGTTCGGCCTTGTGCCAGGCGAGGACCTTGGCCTCGAGCTTCATGTAATTGACGGGGGCGCGCGTGTTCGCTTCCAGGATTTCCCGCAGGGGGCTCATGCGTCACCTTCCCTTCTCCAACGGAACGTCGGCGGCTTCGAGTTCCTGGATCTTTTCATTGAGCAGACTGCGAAGATGACGAGCCGAAGCGAGATCGAAGCCAAGCCACTCCATTGGTTTTGTGAAGTGAATGCGAATGATTCGATGGGCGTGATCGACGGCAATCGCAAAAGCTGTTTCGCCCTCATCATCAGCCGATACGCGGCCGCTCGGGTAGTTTCGCTGTGCACGATTAAGCAACTCACCCAACATCCGCTTGGTAGCTATGATGTCGGAGATGGGCCTTGGTAAGTCTTCGCCTTGGCCATGGTGTTGTATGCTCATGTTCGTTCATGTTCCCTTCTTCGCCGCTGCGCGTGCTGCGAGCAGCTCGGCCGTGACATCACAGATCGGACACCGTATCCATCCGCGGCAATCCTCGATTCTGTAGTGCTTGATCGCCGCACGCACCACCGCCTTCTCGGCTCTCTGGATCGCGCGAGCGTGGCGTTCCTCGTCAGTTGCCCTGTTCACGTCTGCGCCTCGCCTTCGATCGGGGGCAACGGCAGCTGGGGCTTCGCTCATGGTTGCTTGGCCTCGCTTTCCGTGCGCAAACCAAGTCATGCGCGGTTCCGGCGCGAAGCGCTGCCGCATGCACCGTTCGTGCTCTTCGGGGTTGCCGCACCCGCTGCATTGCTGAGCTGCGCAACAATCCACGATCAGCAAGCGCAGTTCCATCTCGATCCTGGCTCGATCTTGTTGGGAACGGGCAGCCGCAGCGGCGATAGAATCGATTCGCTCGTTGAGCAGGTCTCTCATGGTTGCTTGGCCTCCGGCTGCCTCCACTGAACACAGGCCTTGCCAACATCATGCACGTCGGGATAGAGATAGGCCTTCGTCAACCCCGTGAAAGTACAGACCGACGCCGGGAGCTGTTCGCGGCACGCTCGCCAAATCGGTTCCACATCGAAGCAACACCATCCACGATCCGCCCGCTCCCACTTAGCATGGGAGCATGTCTTGCAAGATTGCGTGCTCAAGGTTCCTTGGCCTCCGGCTGCTGCTCCCATTCGCCGCACCAGTCTCTTGCCTCGGTGAATGGCCAGACCCCATAGCTGACGCCGTGCGTTGAGCGTTTCTCGGACCGACAGGGAGGATGGCGACGGCATCGGCCTACGATATCGGCAGCGGGCCTGTCCCAGTACCGGCAAGTGCTACATTCTCGCCTTGATTCAGTCGCCATGAGGCTTGGCCTCCGACTGCTGTTGCTCGTGTCGGTTGAGGCAGAACGGCCGTCCAGCCCATGCGCCGTCATTCCATTGGCCCCAGCACAGAAGCCCGTTGCAGTCAGGACACCGATTCCGCACGTAGATTTTCCACATGCGTCGTGGCGATCTAATCCAGCTCATAATCCAGGTCGCCATAAGGTTCCTTATCGGCCGCTCGCCTTCACCGCCACCATGACCGAGTGACACTTGTCGCACTCGGGTAGACCACCGAGCGGAACCTCTCCAGCCTTGATCTCGCGGCGATGCTTGCAGACCACGCATTGCGCCGTAACCGTGACGATGCGTCGCTTCTTCTCGCTCACGTCTTCGGCTCCTCGCTCGGCGGCACGCCGAAGCGCGCGCGGATCTCATCGACCCATAGAGGGCGCCCGATACTCTGACCAGTCCAGTAGAGCATCTGCTCGATCGCCACGTCGGCCATCAGCTCGCGCAACTCTTGTCGTGCTTGCTCGCGATAGTAGGCGACGCAATGCCGCTCGATCAGCTGATCCATCCTCGCGAGGATCGGGTCTTCGCTCATGGCTTTTCCTTCCTGCGAAACAGTCCTGGCTCCGTGCACGTCGACCAATGCGGCACGATCTCCTCCACGCCGAGCTCGAACAGCGTCTCAGCCTCCGCGCAGCGCCGTGCCGCGGCCGTGTCGTTGACCGGCATGTTCTTGCCGTCCTTGGTCTTCAGCCAGACGATCGGTTCCTTGCAGGCTTTGCAGCGGGTCGTCAACGAGCCTCCGTCGTGAGCATGAGCGGCGCGGTGCCGTTGGCCACCTTCTTCCCGTACTTTAGTTCCATCTCAACCACCTTGAGCAGCTTTCCCGCCGCGTTACAGGCCGCGTTGACGCGCTGCGGCGGAACCATGTTCGTGATCGCGTCGCACATCAGAGCAGACGCGACGGCGGCGAACTCGCGACTCGTCCGGACACCTTTTTGAGCAAGGCGAAACGACGTCGAACTCTCGTCCGTTGATGGGGTGACCCGGGCTTGCTTTGACCGATTGCCAGCCTTGCTACCGTTAGCGATTCCTTTACGAAGCTTTGCCATGTCCAGGTTCTCCTTTTAAGGTTTCTGTCGATCTCACTGATTTCCTGCCGACAGAGTCGGCACCGTTCAATGTGGGTGGGATACACGCCCCACGGGTGTGGCCTAGTGCAGATAGAACACATCACAACCCACTCCCTGCACGGCACCTTCCGGCCGTGCCACCTCCATTCGATCGCATGAGGCGGCCGCTTGCTGAGGAACCTGCGCAGGTGCTCCTTTGCTATCGCGCAACTCCGACAGCACCTTTGCTGCTGTGGGTATCTCGCCCTTGCTTTCTTGTCGCACCGTTTGTTGGCGCATGGCACTACCCAATACATCCCGCCGGAAGCATAGTACCCGCGAACTGCTTGGCTCATCCCCCCGCCCCCACCTGCTTCAGCTCCTTCCCTTTCCACGCACGCACCCTCGCCCCTTGCAGCTCGGCGATGAACTCGGAGAGTCCCTCTCGGTCGCTGAACCGAGGATGATGACAAGTTGCTTGGTCATGGTGTGACAACCCCCACGCCGCTGGCGCCGGGCTCGTGGCCTTCTACCTGGGCGCCAGCGGTCCGTTCTTGTTGTGCGAGGTCGAGCACGCGGCGGAAATTGAACTCGTTCAGCACGGTGCTGCCCACGCCCTGCACGGTCCACACGACATGGTCGCCGATGAACGTGAAGCGCTGGCGGCGGCCATCGAGGTCACGGCAGACGAAGACTATGCGCGATTCCGTGAAGGGTGCGTGCTCACCCATCGACCTCTCCTTCGCGGTTCGGCTTGGCACGCTTCATCTGCGCGACCGTCGCGCCTGTCGCGCGCTCGATGCTCGCGGCGTAGAGTTTCGAGATGAGGCTGACCCAATCCTGGTACAGCGGGTCACCCGCACCGTCGATGACACTCACGCGGAGCCGTGCAAGTGCCGTCATCACACCGTCATCGAACACCACCCCTGCGATGACCCATGTGACATCATCTTCCGTCCGAGTGCGGAACCGAAGGCACACCTCGTCCATGCGTTCGAGCTTGTCACCCATCCATCAACGCCTTTCTCGTCTCATGCTCAAGCCGCAGCGTAATCGCCTTACGCTTCGCCTCCTCGCCGCTCTTTTGCATCGACTAGGTATTCGATGCAGCCCGTCCACTCGGGGTTGTAAGTGAGCGTGTACTTTGCCGGCCTATTCAGATAGGCACAGTGCAAGCAGAACGGGCGCCAGCCCGTGCCGCTCGTTGTTCCAGTATCCTGGACCTTGAGCCAGACCCATTGCTCGCCGAGAGGGTTGGCGCATGCGTAGCAGGTGCCGTTCACGTCTGCACCTCGCCTTCGATCGGGGGCACAGTCGAGGATGTTTTCCTCGAGGTTGTCGATACTCGCCAGTCCCCGAACGATCCCGTGATCGTGGTCCCTGATGATGTCCCGTAGGCTCTGGATGCTCACGTTGGCCCCCCATCCAGCAACGCCTTCCTCTGCCGGTCATAGTCCTCTTCGCTCACTTCGCCGCGGATGCTCGCCTCGAGCAGGTGCGACAGCGCCGTCTCGATCCTTCCGCGCTGCTCCACCGACCACACCTTGCCTTGCCTTGCCTCGTGTGAGCGGACCTCGTGCTGAACAGGGGTGATCGCCCCCATGCGCTCCTGGTTCTCCAGAATCGACAGTTGCTGCTCGATCGTGATCACCACGCGCGGCGCCTGCGCACCAGCACCAGCGACCGGCCCTCGCTCTCCCGGCGGGCGCTTCAACCCCGTGAGGTGATCCTTCAGCGCGGACGCGAGGCTCCGTGTCGTCACCTCCCCGCGCTCCATCGCCTCTTTCCGCTCCGTGCCGTCCCGATGTCGCTCGAGGCCGTCCCACGTGAGCGTGCGATCGACGTCGGGCGCAAACCCACCCTTGCCCGCGGCGAACACCAGCCGCTGCATCAGGTCTTCCTCCGTCAGGTTCGCCGCGAGCGTGATCCGGCGGCGGAGGATGAGGTACTCGTCCTGGGTGTGCATCGGCGCCTTGGTGTTGCCGGGGCCCTTCGCCTGCATCTCGTCGTTGAGCTGGATGAGCGCGAGCTCGGCCTGGCGGACGATGCGCTCGCGGGCGTCTCGAACGAGGTCGGCCTCGCTCTTCTTCCCTTCGCCGCCCTTCTTGTGCGTGCTCATCGGCTGCCTTCGATCTGCTTCGCGTCCGCGGCGCCCGTCAGGAACGGCGTCTCGATGCCGTCGATGAGCTGGCGAACGTCGGGCGCAATGGCGTAGTCGCGGCGTGCCTCGTCGAGTAGTTCCTGGTAGCGGTGAAGGAACCGCTCGCGGCTCTTGCCCATCGCGTAGACGTCGCCGTCCAGGATGAACCGGCCGCCGATGTCGTCGAGCGCGCGCTCCATCAGCTCGTCGCCGTGGTAGTCGCGATGTGTCTTGGCGCGCACCAACCCCCACGCCTCGTCGGGCGTCGGGTAGAGATCCGGCGGAACGAGGTCGAAGATCGTCTCCCGAATCTCGCCGATGGTCGGGAACGAGTTGAACTTGTGCCGGTCGATCCGGTGCAGAATCGCCGCCTTGACCACGCGGGGGTCGAACTCTGCGAGACGCTCGGCGTAGAGCGCGAATGTGTCGTCCGTGACAGGCACGTTCGGGAATGCTCGGGCCATCTCCATCAGCGCATGGACGATGCTGTAACGTGTCTTCTCTTCGGGGGTCATTCGCTTTCTCCTGGGTTGTCCGTCTCGCCTCGCGCTGCTCGGGCCATGGCCTCGCGTTGCGCCTCCTTCGCGAGGAACCTGAGCGCGGCCGCTTGAGCACGAGGGAGCTCCACCGTTTTGCCGCGCGTGATTGGTGCTTTGGTTTGGATCTCGTCTTCCCAGCGCCTGCCGTTGAGCCAGGTCGTCGGGTGGGGGATGAAGTCGCTGTCCCGCCATGTGTGCAGGATCTGCAGCTCGATGGCTCGGACGATACGCCGCGTCAGTTCCTCATCGGGCGCATGTTTCGCCCAAGCCTTCTCGGCATCGGCTCGTTTCTCATGCCGGGGGTAGACCGCCCAGAAGCGCGCGAACATGGAACGCTGCTCCTGGCTGAGGCCCGCCGTCGGCTTCTTGGCCACGGCCTTCCGGATCTGCTCGTCCGGTGGGCGATCGATCAGCCTCGGGTCGAGGCCGTCGGGCGGAGGATGGTGTGATGTGTTGGACGTGTTGGATGCATGCGGGGGCGAAGAGTGTGGTACTCCACACTCTGGGGGTATGTCTTTCTTCTTAGAGGGGTACCAACTACTATTTCCGGGGAAGCCTTGGCTCAATGCACTGAGTGCATTGTGTGCATCGAAAACGGGGCCTTCCGGAGATGCAGAGAATGCAGTGAGTGCATCGACTGCATCATCGGCGATGGAAAGTAGGTGGCCAGCAACGACCCAGCCGCCGAAGTGCGTGCCAATCGCTCGCAGTTCGCGCTTCACCATGGCCGCCTTGCGCGCGACCATGGACACCAGCCGCGCTCGTTTGCCCGCCTCATCCCGACGTGCAACCGCCTCCGCCTCGCCCGCATGGTTGACACACCTGTCCGATCCCTTGAGGGGAGCCATACCACACGGCCCCCCGTCCTTTCGCACGCCGACGCACTGCCGGCGCTGTTGTCCTGGCACCTGTCCCCACCTCCGCCTCTTCCTCGTTTTCTCTGGCTGTCAAATCCCCGCACGTTGACGCTGGCCGAATTGCGTCCACCTATCGCCTCGGCCAATCCAAATCGATCCTTGCCCTATCCTTGCCATCCTGCGAGCCCCTCCTGTTCCTCGTCGCGTCGCTGAAAATGTGGCGAGAAGTGTCAAAAAGGGTGCTGAAAAGTGTCAGCTCGGGTCTGCCAGCCGCCGCCCGATGTCGTCATTTGGCACCCCGCGCGATCTCGATCAGGACGTCACGGAAGGCGATGGGGGTCGCCGCGGCCTTGGCCTTCCCCACACGCGGCCGGCGTTCGGCAATCGACACGTGGTTCCCACACCAACTCACGAGCGAAGTGGATTTCTGGTCGGGATCATGGCTCCAGAGGAGGCTGGGCCTGGAGCGCCCGTAGGCATAGAGCCAGGTGGCCTTCTTGGCTGGGTGGCCGTAGCGACCCTGTTCCGCGTAGCAGGAGAAGCCGCCGCATAGCCCACCCTGCCACCCGCCATAGCGCGAAGGAACCGGTAGGCGGAACGCAGCCCATGCGTCGCTGAAGGCCGGGTGTTCGAGAACTCCACCGAATTGGCGCACGGCCCTCAACGCCGATTCGAAGCACCCGCCATCCTCGCCACGCATGTGGCCCCAACGAGCCTCCACCAGCCCAGCAAGCCGGCACCATCGCGAGCACGGGGGATGTGCCACCACCGCCCAGGGGCCGTCGTACTTGCGCGCGTCGCGCTCCTCGTCCCAGGGGTCCACGCCGGGAAGATCCCAGTACACGCCACCACGCTCGACAAAGAGGGCCGCGATCATGCCGGCTTCTCCCCCGCCGGCCTGGCGATCATCTGCTCCAGCATCGTGTCCGCGACTCCATGAAGCATTTCCGCGAACTCCCGGATTTTGTCCTCGTTGTCGAACTCCCGAACAAACACGAGGGGAGGCAGGGTGCCGGAGTAGTGATAGATGATGAGCCCACGCGCCTTCGCATCGGATCTCAACGCGGCGATTCCGAAGGCCGTCCCGGTAGTCTGAATAGGATCGAACTCAACCTTGAGAGGCCTCTTTCGGCTGCCATCGAACCGCATCCACGTCATGGCGTCACGCTCTCAATCTCGATCAGGGCACCGGGATCGCCCCACACCTTGGTTGCGACGAGACTTGTGACCTGCGAGTCATCCTGGAACAGGACGCCGGTCAATGCGTCGAGGACTGACCTTGAAAGTTTGTCGATATCTCCCGAGCGCGCGCCGATGGGATAGGTGACGCGCTTCGGCGCGCTAGATGGCTTGAGCAGGCGGAACGTGAGGCGCATCGCGATCGGTCCAGCGAAGGGGATGACGTCTTCCTCGCTGCGCACCTTGCGCGCCTCGTCCGACACGGCATGACGCCAGAGCTGGAGTTTGCCGCCGTTGTTCGAGGTGATGGCCGCGCGGCCGGTGTGCTTGTTCACAAACGCGCGCATGCTGCCTTGAGTGACCGGCGGTCCGTGAACGAAGAACGAGAGCTTCATGGGCGCGCCTCACTCATGGATGACCTCGGCGGGAGCGGGCCCACGGACCACATCTAGAGAGGTGTGGCGGAAGGGGAGAATGTGGGCACCGCCCCCGCTTCGGTCACGCCTGCAGATGCCATCAGGAGGAGTCAGCATCGCGGGCGCTCGCCGTTGTGGCATGCTCGCAAGAGATGCGGCCAGTCTCGACGGGAATGGCGCTTGTGACGTCCTCCTAAGCATCGTCTCATGCGATTGTCGAGCACTGGCCGCCACGATTCACACCTCCTGACCGAGCAGACTGAGAAGCTCACGCCGCCGCCGCTCCCGCTTCTCGATCGCCAGTGCCGCCGCAACCTCGGCCGCTTGCAAGAGACCGCGGCAGCGATGCTTCTTGAGCTCGAGCCGCACGATCTTGGCCAGCAGGTCGTCGGCTTTGGCCTGGAGGCGGCGGTACTCCCGGTCGGTCTCAAGAAGAGACACCATCTCGGCGAAGGCGCTCGCCGGCAGACGGTGGTGTCCGTTGCCGTTCATGTGGTCGGCTCCTCGTCGGGCAGGGCGTGCAACGCATCGATGCAGACACCGATCTGTTCGGCTGCGACGAAATCGGCCTGGTCCCCGCGAATGCAGGCCAGCAATGCTTCGGCTCGTTGCCGCTCCAATCGTCGTGCGTCCTTGCGCTCGTCCGCAATCATCAAGCGTAGCGCCGTCAGCATGGAGCCCCACACCCGCTCGTCATAGTGCAGGTGCTTCTCGAGGATCCCGCGCAGCCGATCAGGGTTGTTCATGCCTTGACCTCCACCGCTGCGCGCAGCGACTCGAGGCCCCGGCGCAGGTCGTCGAGCGGCTTCAGTCGAATCTCGTTCCAGCGCGGGGTCCGGAAGTGCCTCGCTCGCGCCTCGACGGGGTTGCGCGTCTTCTTCAGCGCCGCTTTGATTGCCGCGTCCAGGTGAATCCGCTCGCCGGCCTCGGGGTCGACGATCGCCTCGTCCGGCTGCACCAGCGGCTTGATCTCCGACCAGCGGTTTCGCTTGCCGTAGTACACCCGGACGCACGCATTCCAGTAGGCGAAGTCCGACACGTCGTCGTAGGGTCCGACGATCCGGGCGGCCTTGCCGTCGGCGTGGAGCTTCAACCCGTAGCGCCGTTCCGCCCGGATCCCCTCGCTGTACTCGAGGGCCTGCGCATACCCGGCAGTCTGCAGCTTGCAGGCTGGCTCCACGTTCCCGGTCTTCTCATCGATCAGCGCAAGACGTCCGCTCAGCTTGCACACGATATCCAGCCGCCCGGCGTGGTTCGGACCGTGAACGATCTTCTCGGCGAACAGCACCTCGACCCGGTGCTCGGCTAGGAAGCGATCGAGCGAGCGCACGTAACCCGCGATCGACTCGTCGAGCTCCGACCAGTCGAGGTCCCCCTCCATGAGGTACAGCGCCGCCCGGTGCACGAGCGAGCCGCGATGGCGATCACCCTCGGTGTACCACTGCGTATCGATCGCGCCGACGTCCTTCAGAATCTCGGTCACGCTCGGCAGGACCCTTCCGTCGAGGCGGTAGATGTGATCGACCTCGTCGAACTCGAGCGGCATCAGGCGCCACCCTTCCGCAACCACTCGTAGATCGTTTCCACCGAAGCGCGCGTGATCGCCGCGGAGGATTCGAAGCCGAAGGTGGAGTAGAGGTATTCCCGCAGCTCGTCGTCGGTGCAGCCCGCGGCCTTGGCGACGGAGAACAGCTTCTTCCGCTCGTCGTTGCCGATCAGTGCGGGCGACGCTTTGCCCTCGGGCTTGCTGGCGCGCTGCGGTGCCTTCGGTCCGGTCTCGACATCGGTGGGTAGCTGGTCCTCCAGGTCCTGCGAGAAGAGTCCGCTCGTCGCCGTCGCTCTGAGCGTGGCATCGACGTGCGCGCGCTTGGAAGCCATCTTCACCAGCGTGTTATCGACGTCGTAGGGATCTGGGTTGTCGACCTGGCCGCACTCCTGCCCGGTGATCGACGGGTCCTTGCTGTGGAACTGTGCGCCGCAGCCGCCGGCCTTCTGGTGGCAATACCAGCCTTTGTCGCCGGTCTCCTTGTCGGCGTACTGACTGCGCTTGATCGCCTCGACGTGGCACTGTGGGCACGAGCGTTGCGCGGCGCGATAGCGGTACTTCTTCTCCCATGCGTTCGCGGAGCCGATCCCCTGCGCGACCACGGGCCCATCGTTCGACCCGTGCCTGAGAGTGCACGTGACCTCGACGCGCAAGGGTGGAGTGCTCACGCCGTCGCCATGCTCGACGTTCACGACGAAGGCCGTCACCAGTCCATAGAAGGCGCAGAGCTTCTCCGCGCCCGGCTTGTAAAGGGTGGGCTTCGGCGTGCCGGGGATGGTGCCGTAAGTCCACGTCGGCCGCAGGAGCTCGCGCTGGATCTGCAGCACGCGCTCCTGGCCACGCTTCAGCGCCGCGATCCGCGAGGCGAAGTCCTCGTCGCTCATCGTCGCGAGCGCGAGCACACCCGAGTCGCGAGAGATGGTGAGCGCGGTTGCCTCGGCCAGATCGCCCACGACGGTCGGTTCTGTGTCGGTCTTCATCGGTTACTCCGTTCCTGCATAGCGCCAGATTCTCAGATCGTTTCGGTGTGAACTCACTGGAGGGCCCCGACCGGCAATCATGCGATCTCCCCCGTCTCGACGAACGCCTGGAGGAGGGGCAGCAACACGCGCACCATGTCCTGCGTCAGGTGCATTCGACCACCGCGGTGGTCGCTCAAGAGTCCATCACGCCCGAGCCAGATGCACGCCTCGGCGGTGGCAAGCGAGCTCTCCTGGATCGAGCAGGGCGCGCCGTATCGGTCGCGCCACGTCGCGATGCGGACTCCGCGCTCGTTGTGGTAAACGACGAGAGACTCGTTCACTTGTTCCATCCTTCCGGCTCGGCCCTCTCCGGCGAGCGCGGGTTGCAGTACCGATCGCCGCTCCGCGCGTGGCTCCAGAAGAACGTCGCGTCCTTGCTGTGCGTGTGTCCCTCGATGGGCTGGCGGCAATGCCTGCAGGTCGCGCTGGGTCGAGCTCGAACGGCCGGCGGACAGCGCGGGCAGCGGCCCCGGTTGGCCACGTCGTTCGCTGCGCATACCGCGCAGATGCCCAGCTTGCAGGCGAGGCAGCGGAGCGCGCTGTCCAGGATTGTCTCGTCGCAGTGTGCGCAGTTCATGAGGCGCTACCCTTCGTCTTGGCGTGCTGCATCACCACCTTCATCACCGCGTCCTCGGGTATCCCGCTGCTCGCGGCGATTAGCTCGCACGCCGCGTTCAGCCGGGCGGCGGCCAGCATGGAATTGTCGCGGCGCAGATGCGCATCCTTCTCCACCTGGCTCCGCGCGAACTCGCGGGCGTAGCGCAGCGCCCGATCCAGCATGCGCGCGAGCCCCTCGTCCTTCTCCGTCCCCTCGAGCGCCGCCACCAATCGCAGCACCGCCGTCATGACAGGTTCTCCTTCACGCTTCGGACATACTTGGCAATTGCTTCCTGCATCCGTTCGAGCTCTTCGAGCCGCACGGACAGAGCGAGTTGAGTCTCGCTGTTGACCGACAGACGGATCACGTGCCGCCGATCGCGTGGCTGTACCGAGAGCAGCCGCGTCCAACCGTCTTCGTCGAACTCGCTGGCGAGCGCGGCGTACACGGGCGGGATCCCGAGGGGGCGGATCATCACGCCCCCCTTTCGAGCTTCACCACGGTCAGCCTCTCGAACCGATTCTTGAACACGTAGTGCTCACCCTCTCGCTGGTCGTCGAAGCGCACGTGCAGCTCGCCCATCGAGTCCCACACCGAGATGACCCTGCCCGACCATGTCCCGGCCACCGGCTCACCGGACTCGCCCGACTCCGGGACGTCGAACCGCTCGCCGGTGAACGTCACTCGATCGCCGATCCGAAACCGGCACTTCGAGTGAACCCGCCTCTCGTAGTGACGGAGGAGCCCGTCACATCTCGCGCATCGTTCAATCGTTGCCATCGTCGTCACTCCCATCCCCGTCCGCCCGTCGTTCACGCCGCGAAGCTCTTCACGTAAGGCACCAGCGCGTTCACCAGGTTCGCGATCGCCACGAGGTCGATCGCCATGAGGACCAGCGCCGTGATCTGCCTCGCGTTCATCGTCGTTGCCTCCACCGTCGTCCCGTCGCTGGTCAGAAACCGGCCGCGCGCTGCGCCTTGATCATCCCGCGGGCGAGCTCGATCGCTCGGCGGTAGTCCTCCAGGGCGAGCTTCGCCGCGCTGACCATGCTCCGCATCTGAGCCTTGTCCGCGTCGCCGGCCGCCAGGTCGAGGGCCGCTGCCATCTGGGCGACCGCGTAGCTCTTGGCGTTCCGGACCTCGGTGATGATTTCGGTGACCATGTTGCGCCTCCTGTTTCCTCGTTGCCTTGTCTTGCCTCTACTCTTATCGACTCTTCAGGCTGCGAGAATCGGTAAATCGCCAATATCTAGTTTGTCTAGAATTGGCTCAGAAAAGCAACGCGACAACGGCTCCTATCGCGACAAAGGCCGCGAGGCCGACACCGACGAGAAGCGTCAAGGGCACGGCATCCCGGGAGCGGGCGTGAATGAGATGGAGGGGGGCGAGGAGGCAGGCGGCGCAGACCGGGATCGGTGCGCCATCGGGAGTAGTGCGCAACCAATCGCTTGCCAGCGCGCCACAAACGGCGCAGAGGGCAATGTGTTCACAATCGGGAATTGAGCCTAATGTACAACCTAATACAGTACTGTGACAATATCCACTATCGGACGTAGTCCCAATGGCGGACGCACCGGAATGAGGCGCTTGCATAGCTGAATCCTTCCGAGACAGTTGCCACCGGAGCTCGGTCCATGATATATGAGGTTGCCGCTCAGGTGAACTTCCCCCCGTGCCGATCAGATGCGAGAGACGACTCCGCGAACCCGGGCGGATAGTATGCCCGCGCGCGTTGCTGGTGCAAGCGTTTTGTAGATTTGTTGCTTTTGTCTGGTAAGCTTGCTACCGTCAAAGCCTTACGGCCTGGCGGCTAGCGGGGACAAACCATGATGGTGAATGCAAAATCGACCTACATCCCACCCGAGAAACGTATGAAGATCGGCCTGGCAGCTGCGCTCGTCCAGGTGAGCGAAGGCACCATGCGGAACTACGGCGCCGCCGGCAAGTTCAGGATGTGGCAGCACCCAGAGCACGGCCACCGCTATTTTGACAAGGACGAGATTGCCGCCTATGCGGCCAGGAACTTTGGCCCACCACCTGCCGCCCAGAACGGCAGCCCCACCAAGCGGCGCAGCCGGCCTCGCCCACGCTGAGTCCGGTTCGTCCGCGCGCGGCAATCCATACAGCAAGGAACCAGGCAGGCGGTCGTTTGGGGAGGGACGCTCAGAAGGAAGGCGTCCCGAATGGACTTACACCCAGATCCCGATTTGAGCCGGTACCTTTTCATCGGTGAAGCGGCGTTTGCGCTCCAGGTGCGCGCTTCGACGCTCCGCGAATGGGAGCACGTCGGTTACCTACAGGCGATCCGCCAGCCGCGAACTGGCTATCGGCTCTTCCACCGCGAAGACGTCGAGCGGATGGTGATGAACGCGCAGACCAGCACGCGCCGCGAAGAAGGCATCCGCCGGCTGGCGCGCATCCTCCGCGAGCGCGTGTTCTGGCGGCCGCGCCCAAGGCTCAGGCCCGGCTAGCGGCTCGCCCTGGTCTCGCTCCGCCGCTGCGGCTCGGAGAGGAACCAGGCGACCTTGCCCGGGGGGTTCTTGTGCTTGTAGGGTGCGCCCTCGCCTCGCCAGATGTCGAAAGCCCAGAACTGCACCGGATTGAGAACGAGGAAGTCCGGGATGAACGCCACCACCTTGGCGAGGAAGTACACCGGCACCACGTCGGTCATGGCGCCGGCCAAGACCGGCTCGTCCTTGTAGATCCCGTCGAAGAAGTCGTTCACCTTGTTCCCGCAGTGGCTCGGGCCGGTGACACAGCCGGAGCAGACGAGCGCCAGGAAGAGGGCTGATAGGGTTCGCATGGGTCGATCTCCTTTGGTTGGTCCCCGTGCGGAGATCGGAGCGCGGGCGGGCGCGGCTTGACGGTGGGCGGGGAAAGAATGCGCGGGCCGGCGGGGGTTGCGCCCGCGCGCCGCCGTGGCTCGATGTGGGAATCCGATTTTTCCCCGTCGTGAGCGCTGCCTGCAACCGATAGTAGGTTAGGCAACGAAAAGGAGATCGACCATGAAGACCGAACAACGCTACGCAGTGCGACTTGGTTTTGGTCACGAGGGACACGGCCTGCCGATCCTGGTCGCCAGCGGCGCGACCAACGCGGAGTGTGAGGCCCGCGCCGCGGAGGCTCTGCAGGAAGAATTTGGCGGCCTCTGGGCCGGCAAGCTGCGCGACTGCCTGATCGGTCGCCGCGCATGGCTTGAGGCTGAACTTGGCCAGTCCTTGGATGGGATCCTCGAGCAGGAAGGCGGTGCCTCATGAAAATCGAATACAGGTGCGCGTACTGCGGCGAGGTCGTTGTGGATTACACGGTCGGCGATCTCGTCCGCCTCGGCGACTACAGGGGGGCGGCGCAGCTCCTGAACCTTGAGCCAGGTCGCATGATCCCGCACGACGCGAGCATCAGCGACGAGCAGGCTTCGCGAATCGCGGCGCAGCTGAACTGTACCGTTCGCCGAACTTCGGTGGGTTGGGTTCTCTCCGATCCGAGCCGCGGGGAAGGCGGTGCCCCATGACGCGCCGGAAGAACCCCGCCGCCGTGGCCCTCGGTCGTCTCGCTGGCAAGGCATCCGCCAAGGTGGGCGGCCCGAGCAAGGGCGGCAAGGCGCGCGCGCGGAAGCTCACGTCGGAAGAGCTCTCGGCGATCGGCCGGAAGGGCGCGGCCGCGCGGTGGTGGAGGAAGTGAGGGCGCCGCCATGCGCCCCCGTTCCCGTTACTGCATGAGTGCGCGGTAGGCCCACTTCCGCGGCACGCCACCCTGGTTCCAGGTGACGAGCAGGTTGACCGTCCCGCCGATGCGAGCGCTCAACTGATCCACGGTGAGGTTGATCCGCGTCTCCGACCCGAAGCCCCAGTCTCCGGCGGCGTACTTGGTATTGCCGACCTCGGCGCCGTCGAGATAAACCTTCACCGAGTCGATGGCCTGATCGTCATCGCGCACGTCCACGCGCCAGTTGCGCATACCGCCGGCGTGACCGCCGAGTCCCTCGACCGCGATGTACTCGTTGACGTTGGCGACCCCGTCGAACGGGAGCTTGTCGCGCAGGCGCTCATACGCGCGCGAGGCGGTCCAAGTCCCCTCCGCGATGACGACACAGTTGAAGCCGCTGCGGTCGCGCGTGCTCGTGATCATGCTGCCAAACACGTGCGTTGTCGGCCCGCTCATCGGGGCCTCTGGCGCTGGCGGTTCGACCGGCTCGCATGGACACTTGCCGCAGTCCTCGGCGAAGTTCCAGACGGTGGCACCGGCGGGGATCTGGTACACGCCGCCGCCCGGCGGAACGGTAATACACTCGCCGATACAGGTGGAGGGATCGGCCGCGCTCGTGAACCAGAGGCAGCCGCCGTTCGGCACGTCGAGCTTGCAGAACATCGGACCGCCCGGCCGATTGATCTTGATCGAGCCGCCACCGAGCGGCGTCTGGAAGGTGTACTCGTCCTCCACCGGGCCCGTGGAATCGCAGCCAGGCAGGACGATCTGGGAAAGGATGAGGAGTGCTGACGCAATGCGTCGCGTAGCCATGCAGGGCATGGTTGATCTCCCTGAGAAGGTAGGAGGACATCGCAAGCGCCGGGTGAATTGTGAGCGTGGGCGCGCGATCTAGTCAAGGCCCTGGCCGCTTTCCCGAAATGGGACCGCGCCGTGGCTATTTCTTGTCGTCCTTCTTCGGCTTCTCCGCCGCCCTCTCGGCGATCTCCGCGTCCCTCAACTGCTGGAGCTGCGTCACCAGCTTGATCAGGTCGTCGATGCGCTGATTCGCCACGGCCAGGTCCGCCTTGACCGCGGTAAGGTTGCTGTTGACCAGCACGTGGATCGCGTCGGCCTTCGCGTTATTGTTCCACGCCAAGATCGTCGGCGGGATCGCCACAAAAAGGGCGACGAAGATCGTCGCAATCCAGGTCCTATTGTTTGCCGCCACACCAATCACGACATCCGAGACCTTCTTGACCATGTTCCTGGAGCCCTGGCTGGTTGCTCTTCCTCCCCGTCACAAGATGCCATTGCCGCGCCGGGCCAAACCGGAATCACGCACCATTCGACGGCGGATCGGCCGGCTCGATCACGCCCGTCTGCTCAAAGCACAAGGTCTGCAGGTTGAAGGCGTAGCTGTCGGGAACGCCGATCGAACCCTTGACCCCGCGCAGGAAGCCGTCGCGCTTGGCGAGTGCGACCGCCGCCTCCGCATGAATCGCGTTGTATGTCTCGCGCGAGCCTTGCGGCAGCGGATACACCTTGGGCTTGCTGCCCTGCGGTTCCACCTCCACCACGTCCACCTCTGCCGGCAGCCTGTTCTTTCCGTCCATGCTGGATTCGCCTTTCACTTGGGTTTAGGTGACTGTCCCGCGGAGACTTTGGATGAGCCATACTGTGCCGGCGCCACCCTCGAGCGTGACGGCCGTGTTTTGCGTTGCGGCCAGCGTGAGCGTCGTTTGCGCGCGTCCCGCGCCTGCGGGATTCTCTATCGTGTCGGCTCCGGCGCGATTGATGACCACGGTGCCAGCGCTGACGTCCGCTTTCTTGACCACATAACGACGCCCACGAACCATCACCGGCAGGTTCACGGTGAACGTTCCGGCGCCCGTCGTGACGTCGAGCACGCAGTCGGCCGCAGTCAGGTTGTAAGGGCTCGTGCTTGTGGCGACCACCATATACGAGAAGGACCCCACCACGTCGAGCACGGAGACCGGGGTCGCGGTGCGGATCCCGACAAACCCAGCGCCCGAGTCGAGGCCCGCATCGAGGAAGAGCAGATTCGCGTTCGTGTCCGACTCGAACCGCCAATTGATGTCGGCCCCGGTTTCGTTGTAAGCAAACTCGCCGCCAGCGACGCCGAGGACGATCGTCTCGACGGAGTTGATCACGAACCGCATGGAGTTGTTCGTTCCATTCTCGAGCCGCGTGTTACCGTCCGCGGTCAAGATGATGTCCTGCCCGTCCATGTCGAGCGACCCGGTCATCGCGTTCGTGCCGTCGATCCTCAAGTGACCGAGGTTGAGCGCGTATTTCCCCGCCACGACGTAGGCGCCCGAGATCCGGATCTTGAGTTCGGCCGTGTCCGTGCGCACTGCCCACGCACCGTCCGCGGCGGCTGCACCCGTCGGGTCGGCGGTGCCGAGGAAGTTCGATTGCAGCGCCAGGAAGGCGTCGTTCAAAACGCTCCGGCTTGCACTGAGCGAAGCGGAGCCGGCGATCGGAATACCAAACACTTGGGACATGGGGGACCTTCCTTAGAACGCTGCAACTTTGGCTTTGAGCGCCGCTTTGGCTGTGTCGTACTTCGCAAGCAGAAGATTGGACTGTGTGCCGGTGAGATCGATCTCGTTCCAAATGGGCGCGACATCGTTGATGATCTTGGTCACCTCCACAAGGAAGTCGATCCCGGCTTTCACGTCGCCGCCGATGCCGCGCAGTGCGGCGAGCTCGGCGGGGACCTGTCCTGCGGTGATAGGCATCAGTCGAGACTCCCGAATAGGTCTGGGCCGGTGGTAGTCGCATCTGCGAAAGCGGGGACCACACCAGCAAAGGTCGATGTGGCCGCGAACGTACCTGCGGCGGCCAGCTGAAGCTGATTACCGGAAGACCAATCGCGGGCGAGTGCACTGAACGTGCCTGCGGTGGTAGCGTTTACTCGAACACCGGCCCAGAGATGAACGGGGACGGTGAGGGCGGTCACGAATGCGCTGCTGTTGCGCTTGAGCCCGGTGCCGGTTCCCGTGAAAGCACCAGCGACAATCTTGGTCACTGTCTGGCCCGCGCGATTGGACGGCAATGGAGTGGAGAAGAAGCCGAACTCCGCCGTGGTCACAGTAGCAGAGGCAACTGTCTGAGATCCATTGACGAAGGCGGGGGTGATCAGCTCCGCGCACCAACCAAGGTAGACCCAATAGGCCGTTTGGCTCACCAGGGCGAAGGTTCCGGTGCGGAGAAGGATCGGATTGGCGGCAATCCGCTTGTCTTCTCCATATGGTCCTTTGCCGAGTGCGATGTACATGCCTAACTCGTCTTGCTCGAGTAGAGGGGCGAGAACATCACCGTTCCTGCCACGTTTTTCTTCTCCCACGCGGTCACCACGCCGATGCTCACCTTCGTGGTCCCGGCATCCAGCGCTTTGTGGGTGCCCGCCGCTGCGTCGAACCAGATCGTGCACGCATCCGTCACCACGGCCGAGCCTGAGACCGCGACGTTCTCGCACTTGAGGTAGTTATGCCTCGTGACCGTGAACGCGCCCGTGTAGGCCGGGTCGAGCAGGATCATCGCCGAGAACCCATCGCCGAGGCCGGCGGTTAGTGTCGTCTGCTCCTCGATCTCGAGAATGGAAGCGGGCGAGCTGATGTCACCGATGCCGATTCGGTCGAGTCCCGCATCGAGGAAGAACATCGCACTCTTGTTGTCCGACTCGATGCGGAAGTTGGTATCGAGGCCGGCTTCGTTCCAGACGATGTTCGTGGTGGCGACGTTGACGTTGAAGAGCCAGTTCGTACCGTCGTAGCGGATGTCGCAGTCTTCGCCCGTGCCCCAGAAGAAGGGCTCGTTGTCGACGATCCAGCAGTCGGCCTGCGCCTTGAAAAAATAATGGCGCATGGTGGCGCCGGCCGCATAGCCGGAGGGATCCGCAGCGCCGCGGATGTCGGTGAAGGTGAAGGTGCCGCCGCTGATGTTCGCGCCACCGTTGTTCCCCGTGATCTGTAGGCCGTAAAAATCATACGTGCCAGAGCCGATCGTCGTGCCGGACTGCACGCCATAGCCCTGGACGTTGATGGCCTTTTGCGTATGACTCGCGGGCAGCGTGGTGCGATGGAAACTCGTCCGGACGTTGAGCCCGGTCACCGTGGTCAATGCGCCCGCATGCGTGGCCTCGTCCACCAGGACGAAGTTCATGACGATGGCGGAGAGCGTGCCAGATCCGGGGCTCACCGTCATGTCGAAGTCCATGCCGTTCACGATCGTGGCGCTGCTCGACGTCAGCGTGAAGATCGTCGAGCTAACGGGTGCAGTGCCCCAGCCCATGATGCCGTCGAAGCGGCTCTGGCCCTCCACCTCGAAGTCGCCGGCGACCGCCAAGTCGTTCGCGCCCGTCGCCGTGGTGAATGTCCCTCCCGTGCCGATCGTCACCAACCCCGTCGAGGCGATGCGCATGCGCTCTGTCGGTGCCTCGGAGCCGTCCGCGCTGGTCAAGAACTCGAAGCGAGACGGCATGTCGCCAGCACCGGGCGTGTTATCGACTGCGACCCTGAGGATGGCTCCAAGCGCGTAATCGGTGCCGTCGTGGCCGGCGAACTGGATCTCGCCAATCGTGTCGCCGCTCGATACCACCGTCTCGGAGGCTTCCGTCCCGCGCGAGCGCGCAAAGATCGCATGGGCGCCAAGCCCCGCCGAGCTGTTGTGCTGGTGGAGGCCGAACACGTACTCGTCGCCAGGATCGTCCATGTGCAGGGCGAGCCGGATTCCCTCGCCGCCGCCGGAGATCGTGATGGAGTTCTCGGTGCTGCCGACGGAAAGGCGATTGTTGGAGTCGTCCCAGAAGAGATTCGCGTTGTCCTGGGAGACGGCGGCGGCGGCGCCGATAAACAAGACCGAGCCGGTGGTGAACCCGGTGAGCGTGAGCGTGCTCGCGAGCGTGAGCCCCCCGCCCGCCGTGAAGTCGGTCCCCGCCGCGCCGATGTTGAGCAAGAGGAAGTTCGCGAGGTCGATGTTGCCGGCCGCAGGGCGAGCACCGGACGCGAGCATGTACTGCGACAGGTCAACGTTCGCTTCACCGGCCGGCCCGGACGTGACGATCGTGGCGAGGGGCTCGAGGAAATCGAGTGTGGTCGCCGCCGCGTCGACCGTGACGTCATCCTCCTGGACGATCAGGGTCGAGCCCGCGCTCGGCGTCACCCAACTCAGCACGTTGCCCGTCGTCCCAGAGAGAACCTGGCCGTTCACGGAAGGCCCGGCGATGGGCAGGGTGTAGTCGATGTCGACCGCCTGGTTGCCGGTGCCGAACGTGGTCGCGTGCGAGTTGTCGCTGTCCCGGAGCCGCAAGAGCTCGCCCGGCGTGAACAGCACTTTTTCCGTCACGTTCCCGCCGGCACCGCCGTCCGTGATATCGATGCCTTCGCCGGCGGTAAGCACGCGCTCGTCCGTCAGCGTTCCGTTCAAGGACATCACGACATAGGTCGCGTCCGCCGGTGCATCCGTCGCATGGCTCGCCGTCGTCAGCAGGATCGAGACGCGCGCCTGGCGGTTGGTGACGTGGTCCCTGGTGAGCGTGATCCGGAACTTCAGATACCGGAAGGAGTAGTCCCCGGGGATCGCGGGCGAGTAGGCGCTGTAGGTGATGTCGTCGTCGGAGAACTTCCACTCGAGCGTCTGCGTGGTGTTGGTCGGTGGGTAATAGAGTCCCGTCCAGTCGCGGATCTTGGCCTCGATCGAATCCCAGGTGATCGACGCGCTATCCCAGGTCGTGCTGCCGGCCGTGCCGCTGTCCCATGTGTAGGTGGCATCCGTCCAGAGCGTGCTGCCCGAGTCCCAGGTAAAGGCGTTGTCCTCCTGCCGCGAGCCGATCAGGATGCCCGCGCGGAAGCTCTGGATGATGGCACCATCGAGCGCCGGGCTCTCGTAGGTGCCGGTCAGGAACGTGTCGCTGATCCGAAGCGTGCCGTCCCCGTCCACGGTCAGGTTGGTCTTCGTGCCAGGCCACCCGAGCGCGACCTCGTCCCGGTTGATCACCGACACTTCCGGCACTGGCGTAACGAGCAGGCACTCGTGACGATCGGGGTTGAGGTCGAGTTTCCCCGCGTTGCTGACCGTGCGGACGATGAACGTCTCGAGGCCGACCGGCCAGTCGGTGGTCGTGAACATGACGGCCGTGGTCGTGCCGATCTGGTGCCCGTGGATCCACTCGAGCCCGCGGCGGATCTCGTAGTGTGAGAGGTTGTTATCCGCCGGGGCGACGCCCGTCCATTGCAACGTCACGTTGCGTCCCTGCTGCGAGCAGGTAAGGTCGGTCACCGGATCGGGGAAGCCCGTGTTGCCGCTGATCAGGATCGTTCCGATGAGCCCGTTTTCCGGCGGGCCGTGCTGCCCGTTCGGCGCCATCGGCACGATGGAGACGGTGTAGAAGTTCGAGAGGAAGACCCCGTCGGTGATGATGAACGTCGACTCGAAGGTCGTTCCGACCAGCACGAACGTCGTCGCGCCGTCCGTCTCGTTCCGGAGGTACACCTGCGACTGGTAGGCGAATGGCCAGGAGGCCTTTACCCACGAGGCGTTGATGGATGGCCCACCGCCCTCGAGCAAGGTCAGGCTTGTTCCAATCGGCGGGATCGTGTCCGGCGTGATCGGTGGGTCGGAAGGATCCTCGATGATGGTCCCAGGGTCATCGTCGTAGACCGTCTCGTCATACTCGAGCGCGGCGATGTGGCGTGTCAGGTCCGGCCTGAGCTCGCTCGATACCATCCGGTAGAGCTTCACGTGCGGCTGGATGGCCGTGTTGCCGAGCCCATAAAGGTCGTACTTCTGTGGGAGATCGCCGCCCGTCCATGGCACATTCACGGTGAGGATACTGCCCGTCAGGTAGGTGCCCGGCGAGCTCACGATGGTCCGCTCTTGCAGCGAATCCGAGCCGAGTGCGCTGGTGCGCACGGTGATCTTCCACGTCTGGCCAGCGGTGATCGTGAGATCACGATCGATCACCACCTGCGTCGATGTCGCGCTCGTCGTGTGGATCCGGCCCGACAGCTGGCTCCAGATATCATGGCTGACGAGGATGACATCGCCAGGCTCGGCCGCGATGGCATCGACCGGCGCCTCGAACTCAACGGTGGTCAGCCAGCGGCTGTTGATATTGAGCAAGTATTGCGCGGCACGATACGCGCGCGCCTGCTTGGTGATCCCGTAGAGCTGGACGCTCTCCTTCCGCACCGGATCGCCGACCTGCTCAAGTGCCGTCTCGTCCTCGCGCCCCGCGATCGAGTTCTCGTATTCGTTCGCCGCGTCGAGGTACTGCACCTCCACCACGTTCGCGCGGTCCTGGTTGCTCGCGTACTGGATCACGAGCGTCCCGACCTTCATGTTCCCCGACGTGAAGAGCTGGACGGGATCACTTGGCCGCTCGATCTTGACCCGGAAGATGTTGCCGTCCTTCAGGATGGTCGCGCGCCCGCAGGCGCAGATGCGCAAGACCTGATCCCAGAAGGGCTCGGCCTCGTCGAGCACCAGGCCCAGCTCCCATCGCTTCATGTCCCCGCCGATCGTGTCGGGGATCAGCTCGTCGCAGTAGTCGGCCCACTCCTTGAACGACACGAGGTCGATGGAACAAGCGTCGAACCTGTCTCCGCCGCCATAGCGCTTGTTGAGGATGAGATCCATCGCGCACCAGGCGGGGTTCGACGAGTACGCGAAGGTATAGGTGGCGGTTTCCGGGTCCGGATCGACGCCGTTCCAGATGAAGACCTGCTTGCCCTCTACGATCACCGTGACGGAAGGCACGGTGTTGTTCACCGCCTCTTGCGCGGGGATCTCCAAGCCAAGCAGGGCGGTGTGCTGGTACTTCAACCCGCCGTTGATGTCGATTTCATTCAGGCTCTGCCAGTCGAACTCGAGCTTGTGGCGCTCGTCGTCGTTGCCCGACAACATCGTGACGTCGACCTCGCAGATGACCGCCTGGCCGAACACCTCGAAGGGTTTGTCGGTTCGGTAGGTGACTGTGAAGGGGGACGTCGTGCGCTTCCGTACTTCGATCGTGACGTCTTCTTGGTCGCCGACGTCGCCTTGCCGGCGCCAGCGCACACGGTAGAAGGCCGACTCGTGATCGATGTCCCCGTCATGCTTGTCGATCTTGTAGAGCCCATTCGGCCAAAAGAGGACGACCTCGAACGCATCGACTGCGCCGGACGTGACCTGCTGCACCTCGACGAAGATGACCAGGTCTATGTTCAAAGTGATCACGGTAACGAGATCGCGGAAGCCCGGGATGATCGATTGACCATCGGACCCGAGCCGGCCGCTGACTTTCACGCCGTCCAGGATGTTGGCTTCGTTGCCGTTGATCTTGATCCCGTCGGGAATCGAACCGTTCTCGAGATTGTTGAAGTCGCTGGTCAGGCCGGCGATTGATTCGATCGTGCCCTCGCCCATGCCGATCAGGAGACGTAGGCTCGAGTTGCCTTGCTCGTCCGACGTCGTGAAGACGTTGATGATTTCGCCGCCGACCTTGTGCTCGCCGTAGGTGACGGCGATGGGTTGCCCGTTCCGCGTGGTGTTTTGGATGTTGCCGAACGAGTACGTGGGGCTGTCGCCCATGTCCGCATCATCGGGCGCGCCGAGCAGCTTTTGCGCGAGGAAGGTCGCACCGAACGCGAAGCCGAGCGTGATCGCCGTGCCGACCGCCGTGGCCAGCAGGCCGGTCAAGCCGATCGCGAGCGCGATCTCGATGCCGGCGGGGACCGATGTGAAGATGATCTCGTCGCCGGGCAGGACTCGCGTCTCGTCCCAGCGCTCACGGGGGATCCGGGTGCTGTTGTGGACGGCGACGGCGTGATACGCCTCGGCGAAGGCGAACGGCGCATGGTCGGCGATGGTGCCGTTCTCTTGGGCCTGCTCGATCCACTGTTCCCGTGTGCCAGGATGGAGCGCGTTCTTGACGGCGATGATGCGGACGGGGGCGTGCTCGCTGACTACATCAGGCGGGGGCGGAGAATGGCCACGACCTTGCCCGAGAAGAGCGAGAGCTTCGATCGGATGACCCCAATGCGCTCGACCGCGTGCACCGCGTAGCCGTTGCGCAATACTATAGCAACGTGGTCGCTCATGTCGCTATAGAACGATGAGATCAGAAGATCGCCCGGAGCTGGCGCCGTCTTCACCCTCGAAAAGACAACCTCATAGCGGGCGAGCAGTGCTAGGGCATCCACGGGATCGTCTCTTTCCGACTGCAGCTCGCCGACGTAGTCGGGCATCGCGAACCCGCCAGCCGCATACTCGAGGATGGCAAGCCCAGAGCAGTCGAGGCCGCGTGAGGGATCCCGGCCGCGGTGGAGGAACGGGACGCCGAGGAGCCCCTTGGCCACCGCTTCCATGGCGGGGAGGTCAAGGTTCACCGTCTCTTCCTGGCTCGGTCACGGATTCGCATGCACGCCCGACACTCGCGGTCGCGGTCATTCGGGCGCTCATAGATGTCCGCCTCGGGTCCTTCGAGGGGATGCCCCCGGACGCACACTCTCTTTCGATTCTTCAGGCATCCCCTCTGCGTGTTCACAAGGCCGGTCACGACCTCGAGATGGTCAACATTGACGCACGACTTGTTCTCACACTCGCGATGGTCCAGCTCAAGCCCTGGCGGAATCGGGCCCTCCAACAGTTCCCACGCGACTCGGTGCGCGCGCTCTTGGCGACCGCGAAATTTCATGAAGCCGTAACCTTCGCGATCGGTTGATCTCGTCCAGCGCCAACAGCCTATCGGGCTGCCACCAACATCGACGCTTTGCAGGAGCCGTTCGAGGGGGGTGTACTTGTTCCATCGTTCGCGCCGAGGATCGAAGTGTCCCTGGAATGGTGCGAGGTCTTGGATCGGGCGCTGGCGTTTGGTCATGACCGCGAATGATAGCTCAGGTTCTGCTGCCGGGAATTCCGGGAAACATTCCGGCCCGCTTGGGATGCAACCTTGGCAGTGAGTGAGCCACTTCGTCATCTCCATGAATTTTGCAGCCCATGGGTCCGCTCAGAGTTTTATCGCATGTTGCCAGATCGCCGACGTAGCCGCAATCATTGCTCTTGTACGTCCACCCACAGTGCGCGCGCACGAAGCGCCGCTTGGGCGATTCCTTGCCCCACAAATCGTAGCTGCCGAGCGTGAACGTCACCGTCTCCCACGTCGCAGTCGCCGTGATGATCCGATAGTCGAAGAGGAGCCCACTCGCCGGGTCTGCCAGGTGCGCCGAATGCACGAGACGCGCGAACACGCGCTTCCGCGTGAGCCCGTCGCCACTGCCGTCCGTCCCGTCCAGGATGCCCTGGATCTCGCGCGAGATGTTGGCGACGATCAGCTGGAGCGAGTCGACGCGGCTCTCGCTGTTCGACTCGATGGGACCGATCGTGCACGGGAAGGCATAGAAGAGGTTACCGTTGAAGGTAACGTTCGTCTGGTAGGAGGTAATGCGAGCCATCACCGTGTCAGAGACCACCAGCTCGAACAACCAAATGAACGGCGTCGTACTGTGGAGTTTGTTCTTCTCCGTGACCAGGGCCGCGGTCAATGCTCTTGCCATGTCACCCCCCGGGTCAGTGTCCGCGCGTGCTCGCAGCCGGTGCTATGTCGCCCTGCGACCGCGTACTCGCACCAGCACGGCCCATCGGGATCCATTGAGATCGCGAGCTCACTCAAGGCCCTGAGCGCTTCATCGATCGCCACGCGCCAACCCAGCATCTCGCAGGCGCACTTGTGATGGATGGGTCGATAGAGTTGCTGCCCCTGGTGCCCGAAGACGTAGAGGACCGGCTGGTCGTTCGTCGGGTCGACCTTGCCGCAACGCACACAGTGCCGATCGGCCGCATGCAGATTCCACGGCTTCGGCGCCGGCAATTCTCTTCCGTCGGGTTGTTGTTTTCCCGTCATGTGGTGAAGAGGAGCTCCTGGACCTCGAACTCGGTCGCATACACTCCGGGGTTCAACTTCGAGAACCGGAGCGAGTCCGTCCTGATATGGACCTTCACCGTCCCGCCGCCGTCGGGAAGCACGAGGGACCACGCGTCGACTCCATCACGCCGCGCGAGCACGAAGGCCGCGAGCGCGTCCCGGTCGGCCTTGGTGCGATTGATGAACCGGCACGTGTAAAGCCGACGGCTCGATGCGAACTTCGAATGCGTGACGACGTAGCCGCGATCCGTCGGGACCTTCAGCGTGACGTATCGCTCCGTCCCATCGAAGACGAAGTCAGGCGCGATCGTGAGCGTGGCCTCGCTCGCACCTTCGCCGGCGAAGACGAAGGAGGCGCGCGCGGGTTCCGCTGGACAGCTCGGGCTTTCGTCCTCGACGGTGAAGGAGAGATCGATCCCGTAGAACATGACATCGGTGGTGCCGACCGCGGTGTGATTCAGCTCGCCGACGAAGTAGGCGCCGGTAGAACCGTAGTCGAGGAGCATCGTGCCGGACTTCGGCGTGTTCCGGCAACCGTTGCCAAAACACGTGGCGGAAGTGATCGTGTAGGAGGGTGCAAAGACGATGGTCTTCACCCACGTTGCGGGCGCCGTTCGCAGCCACACGGCGATTTGCGCTGGCTTGACGGCGATGACATAGATCGCGCCGCTACGGTCGAGCCCAATCGAGATGTCATTCGTGTTCGCGCCGGTGATGAACGCCGCGTCGATTTGCTCCGTCGTCCACACCCCCGTACTGGGATTGCGCACGCTGTAGTGCGGTGTGCGGCTCGTGTTGATGCCGGCATAGAACGCGGTGTGAATCGTCAGCTCGTCGATGGGGTCAAGGACCGCGGACAGGCTCGCTTGATTCCCGCCGCTGTTGAGCGTCGTTCCAGTGTAAACGGCAATGGGAGCGGCCCAGACTCCACCCGTGCGGTTCGTGTAGTTCACTCGGTCGGTAATGTCATTGTCGAAAAGGATGTGCTGGAGGTTGTTCTTGTCGATGATGAGCGTGAGGCCGAGGCCTAGGTAGAGGTTCTGCGCGAACACCGTTTCCGAGCCGAAGGTCCATGGCGCGCCGCCCAGCGAGTCGTTCGAATACCACACCTCGCCCGTGGGATCGCCGCCGCCCAGGTCGCGCTTCGACCATGCCGCGTGCAGCGTCCCGTTGGGCCCGAAACAGAACATTGGGTTATTGCTCGCCACCTGCTCGGTCGCCGCGCGGATTGCTGCACTGTAGGTGCCGACGCCGGTTCTGATCGCGTAGTGCGGGCCATCGGTGGCGCCATTCTTGTCGGCGTGGATCACGATCTGGTTCGCGCTCGAGATGCAGACGCCGGAGAGCGTGCAGGAAAGACTCGTGACTGTGCCGTCGAGTGACCAGGTGTTGCCGTTGTCCGTCGACTTCCAGAGCTGCGGGCTCGCGTTCCCGGCCGATGCTGTATCGATCGCGACCCAGAGGATGCCGGAGAGGTCGCGCGCCATGTGGGCGGGCCCGCCCGAAGGCTGGTCCGCCGCCACTCCATCCGCAATCTCTGTCAGCACGATCGCCATCGTCGGAACTTACCTCGGTTCGCCGATGCGCCGGCGGAACGATTTGTCCGAGGACACTGCTTCGTGGATCAGGTTCTTGATCACGCTCTTATCCTTCACCAGGAACTCGCGGAAGGAGCGCGGGTCGAGCGTGGTGATGTTGAAGGTGACGCCGACGGCCTTTCCCCCCTCGCCCTGCATCTGCACCGGGATCGAGCGGCCGTCGGGCAGTGGAACGAACGCCTCCCCCTTGCTGCCGCGGCCCTCTCCCATCAAGGCCATGGTGGGTTCGCGCGCGATGCCGCCGCGGGCGAAAGCGCGCACGGGGATGGTGTCGCTCACGCCGCCCGGCATGACGCCGCCCTTGGCGAGGGCCGGCCCACCACCGAAACCGAAGCCGAGGCCGCCGAAGATGCCGCCCAAGAGGGAGGTGGTCGCCTGTTTGATCGCGATCTGCGCCAGCATCTTCAGGACTTCCGCTCCGAAGTTCCTGGCCGCTCGCGTCAGGTTGTCGAACCCCTCCTCGGCGACGTTGAAAAAGAGATTGTCGAAGGCGTTCCCGAGGCCCGATGCAAGATCGATGGCGAGGTCGGCCCCCCGTTTCTGGAGGTTCTCGAACTCGCTCACGATCAGATTCATCTGATCGGTAAACCCTTCGATACCACCTGCGAGGGTCTTGGCGCCACCGAAGCCCGCCGTCTTGTCCCGCCGCTCCTGCGCCTTTCGCTCGTTCTCCTCGCGAACGCGCTGCTTGTCCCGCATGAACTTCTTGTCGATCTCGAGAAGATCGGCGGCTAGTTGGTTCTCTCGGTCGATCGTCGCCTGTCCCGCCTTCTTCTGCGCCTCGCCGACTTCCCTGATCTCCTCGGCGCTTCCGGTTCCACCCAGGAACTTGAACTCCTTGACCGTCCTCTCCGCGAGGAGCTTTCGCTGCTCCTCGTTCAGGCGGCGGAATTGTGGGTGCAGCTCGGCGAGCGTGTCGGCCACCCTCTTCAGTTCTTCGTCGGCCTTCTTCAGTTCCTTGTCGTTGAGTAGCTTGGCGATCACCGACTCGGGGTCGGGCTTCTCCGCCGCTGGTCCTATCGCGATTCCCGTGAGCGCCAGGCCGAGCTCCATGAGCGGCTTGGCATCCACCTTCCGGCTGAACTGGACGATGTTCCCCTGGAGGTCAACGAAAGACTTCGCGTCAAACTCGGCCACGATCTTTTTGGCTTCGCGGATTTCGCGCACCGATTCGCTGATGAACGGGAACATGTCCTCGAACAGTTTCGGCGCGCCCCGGATCGCATCCGCTGCAAGTTCCGTCGCCAGGTTCTTGATCGAAGTCGCGAAGGTGTCCACCTCATCCGAAGCCTGGTCCAATAGCTCGAGGTCCTCCTTGCTGATCAGCTTAACCTTGCCCGACGCCTTCTCGAGGTCGGCAAGGACAGGGATCAGTCGCACACCGCCGCGCCCGAAGAGCTCGATGGCCTTGGCCGCACGCTCGGCGCCAGGCGGCATCGCGTTCAGCTCTTTGGCGACGTCCTGAATCGTTTCGAAGAAGTCACGACCTTTGAGGTCGCCCTTTTCCTGTGCGACGGCGAGGCGCGAGAAGAGCGGTGTCAACGACTCCAGTTCCGTTCCCGCGAGCTTGGCCGCGAGGTCGAGCTTCTGCACGTTGTCGGTCGAGATGCCGAACTGCTCGCCGAAGTTGAGCACCCGTTCAGACGAGTGCCCGAGCTCGTTGATGAGGCCCTTCACGCTCTGCGCGACTGAGATGATGTTCTGCGCGAAGGCGCGAACGTTGACGGCCGATCCCTTGAAGGTGCTCTCGAACTTCTGGCCCGTGCGCGTGACTTGCTGCTCGATCGTGTTCAGGCGCGCGGTCACCTCATCGCGCAACTTGAGGATAACCTCGGTGACATTGCTGGCCATGGCCTACGCCTTCCGTTTCCTGATCTCGGCGAGCTCATTGTCGATCAGGCGCACCGCCGCCATGAACGCCGGGCTCTGGTCGAGCGCGCCACCCTCGTTCGGCAACAAACCGTGGTTGCTCAGGATGGCGTACAAGCGCAGCACCTCGTGAATGTCGTGGCGACCGGCGAGGAGGAACTGCGGGCAGCGGCGCCCGCTCTCTCGGCCTGTTCCCGCGCAGCGTTCGCACGTGGGGTTCTGCCCGCCGCATCGGACGCACTCGATCGTCCACACGTCCTCCGCTGCGTCCGCATCACACCCCCAGGCTTGGCGAGGCTTCACCGCCTCAGGAACGCGGCACACCTTGCAGGACATGGGGAGGGACTCCTGCGCGAGGTGCACCGCGAGGATCAGTTTTTTTCGTCGTCCTCCGAAAGCTCCGTCGCCTTGGTGATGACGCTCACGAGCTCGTCTCGATCAGCCTCGCGGATCAGGTCCAGCATTTCTTCCGTCGGAACCTGGTGGCCGGTGCCGTTGCTCACTGTCTTGAACTCGAGGACGTTTCCCGCGCGGTCCTTGAAGTTCTCCCACCCGCGAAGCCCCGCACGCAGCACGCCGAGGTTGACCGTCTCTTGGCGCAGCTCGACGAACCCGCCTTCATGGCGAGCAAGGAGCTTGTCGCCCATCGCCGCCCTCTCACGCGCGTTCATGGGTCCGAGAAGGAACGTCGTCTGCTGATCGGCGGGCAACGAGCGGTCACGCTCGAGCACGTGTCGGATCACCGTCTTCATGTCGACTGCGATTGCCATTCACTCTCCCTGGTCACGTGGCGACGATGAAGAGCTCGTCGTCACCGAAACTGTTCACCGAGTCTGAGTGGAGTCGGAACTCCAAGGTATTCGTGTCGATCATGTTCCGGTTCGCCTCGGCCACCTGGAAGAAGAGTAGGTGCTCCATGATGATGTCGATCTTGTTCCCGGCGATCGTGCCGAGCGAGACGAGGTCGAGCCGGTGAGCAATGCCGTTGAACCACTTGTTAAACCAGTCGTAGTCGGCGACTAGGTTCATCTCGGGGTCCAACGTTCCGGAGGGATTCCGCTTCGGGATCTTGAAGGACAGGATTCCTGCCGCGTCGTTGGCGTTCTCGCGCGGCGCGATCTCGCTGTTCAGGTTGAACGAGAAGGACGTGATCAGCGGATTGAACGGAGAGGTACCGGCATCGAGCGCGAGCGTGAGGATGTTCGTTCCCATGAACTTGGGTGGGATCGTCGCGTCGAAGACCACGCCGGTCACGAATGCGACGTCCGAGACGCCAGCCTCGACGCCGGAAAACTCGAACTCCATGAAGCCGGGCTCGCCCACGTTCATGGTGAAGTTGACGTTGCCGCGACAGCCTTTGAAGAGCTTCCGCACGCCGTCCTCCATGATGGCGAGCGTGAGGCTGCCGGGTCCGAAGTAGTTGCCGTTGACGTCGTCGACCTGGGGGTCGATGCTCCATGGTCTATATCGGAACCCGATCTGCGCACCGGCGATGCCGCCGACCGTAGCCGTCGCTCCTGAGGTGACCCCGGTGATGGTATCGCCCGGGTCAGGCTGGTCGATGGAGGAGGTGGTCAGCACGTAACGAAGGGTCGTCGCAGTGCCCATGTCAGCGTTTTGGTGGATGACGCCCGCCTCGCCGCCCGTTGTGGTGAACGATTCGCCCTGCAGGAAGATGCCGGTCTTGGGTGCCGTGACCGTGACCTCTGAGAGCTTTTCCTCGCGGAATCCGCAGCCGCGAAGGAGCACGCCCCACTTCGGCGCCGTCGTCGCCACGCCCGAGCCGCGGAGCTCGCTCCGGAAGCGGAGGCTGCCCGATCGGATGCCCGGGATCTCGTCCAAGGTCGAGAGGGTCACGCGCGCTGGGTCGCGCTCGAACATGCGCACTTCGTGCGCCGCCGTCGGCTCATAGATCAGCTGCGCGAACTCGGCGGCGACCGTGGGCGGATTGACCGTCCCCTCGGTCGTTTCGATCTTGGCGCCGACCTCTCGCTTGCGCGTCAGAAGCAATCCCATGTCACGTCCTCCGTCCTAGTAGAGTTCCTGCACCAGAGCGATTTCCATGCTCACGCGCTTGGGCGATACCCAGTCCCATCGGAACGAGTCCTCTTCAAACTGCACGGTGACCGGCGTGAGCTCGTCGATGGGTGTAAACGAGAACGTGCCCGCTCCCCCCTTGGCCGCGTTGAACTCCGCAGCCACCGCGTCGCGATCCGCGAGCGATGCGAGCTTCCAGACGAGGCGAAAGCGCCGGATCCTCTCGGGCCGACGGAGCGCGCGCTGAATGGGCCCGATCTCATCGCTCGACTGCAGTAGGTCGTAATCGTGTTGTTCAACAGGCTCGAACTCGGTGATGGGGATCGCCACACCTGATCACCTCAGAAGAGAGTCGTCGGGTCGCCGTACTTGTGCCGGTAGTGAATGTCGACGGTGAGCGAGGTTTGCAGGAACGGCTCGTTCGTCTCGTCGACGGTGATCCGCTCGCCGCGGAACGTCGTGTCGACAGCGAGCCCGCCGCGGGTGTGGTCGACCAGGAGGACCTTGGTCACGTCGCCGATGAAGTTGTTCATCACCTTGTTCGCCGGTGCGCTGTCGTTGCTGATGAAGAGCGTGAGCGTGAGGTGCATGAACTTGGTGGTGAGCCCGATCGGCTCCTCGAGCGAGTCCTCTTGCGGCTCGGCCAGATCGATGAAGGGAAACGTCGTCTGCATCAGCGTCGTGTCGGTGTTCCTGTAGACCTGCGCCACCGTGACCGAGTAGCCGCCGACGGTGGTGATCCCGAGCAGCGTCGTTTCGACGTTCTGCAGGATGCGCTCGGATATCGTGTCGGCCATTCGTCATCGTTTCCCGAAGGCATGGGTCATGGTCAGGTGCAGCGCGTTCTGGACGCGCTTGAGCACGACGGAAAGTCCCTTGCGCCAAGTCGCGTAGAAGTCGAGGCGCGCGGGGATGACGACTTGCTTCTTCAGCACGAAGAGCGGACGGATGTTTCCGGCGCCGGTGCGCTGGAAGATTGTGAACTGGCCGCCCTTGCCGCGCGCGATGAAGGTGTTGACGAATGAGGCTTTTCGCCGTCGCTCGGTGCGGGAGATCCCGACGGGCACTCGGAGATAGGGACCTCCTGGCAATGAGGAATAGGCGCTCTTCGCCTTGATCGTGCCGCCCTTCTCGTGAATGCCGATGTAGCGCGGAAAGAAGTTGAGCCTGAGCAGCAGGTTCGTGAGCCTGCTGCCCTTGGTCGCGGTCCGAAGCATGGACCGGCGGCCTTTGATGCCGGGTCTTCCCGACAGGCGGGCGCTGACGAAATCCTTCTTGAAGTCGCGGCCGATCGCCCGGAACTCCGTCCGGAGGCCCTTGTAGGCGGAGCGCCGCACCTCCTGCAGGGATCTCCGCAGTGCTCGAGAGTCCATGATCGCGGTGATCATGCGGTGCCCACCAGTGCGGCGTGAATGCGGAAGGCCGTCTTGTAGAGGCTGTGCCAGTCCCAGACGTTCTTCTTGCCTTCGGGCTCCGTCACCTCATACGTATGCGTGAGCACTCCGTCGGTCTCGACGATCGCGTCACCTTGCAGCGGCACCCAGTCCGGATCCGCGAACCCCAGGACCAGATCGGCGCGCGAGATGATAAAGTCGCGAGGCTCGATCATGTTCAAGCGCAGGCCGGTTCGCTGGTCCGGACCGGCCTGCGTTTTTCCGATCGTGGCCAACACCGAGAACGAGGTCGCGCCGCGACTGTAGGTCACGGTGAGCGACTCCCGATCCCGGAAGAAGCTCCGCAGGTACTCGGCACCTGATCGGAGGATGTTGGTGGTGGCCACGGCTCGACCTTACGCCTCCTGAACCCAGATCCCGTCCTCGGCGATGATGGACCAGGTAACCGTGCCGCCGTGGACGATCGAGAGAAGATCGCCAGCAACGGCGGTCGCCGCAGTGTTGATCCTGTCCTTGTTCGCCAAGCCGGTGAGGTTCGCGCCGATGAAGCGATCAGCCGCCGCCGGCGACACCGCCACGCGCTGGCCGGTCGTGCCGTTCCGGATCGTGAACGCCAAACCAACCGCGGTCGACGGGAGCGTGATCACGTTGGTGGCGCTGCCGACGGTCACGTTCATCACCTTCCCGATGTCCTCGGCATCGAGGGTCTTCGAGCCGGACGTCAGATCGACGTCTTCCCAGAGCCTGCTCTGGGTGCTGGCGTCGATGTCCGCCGGCGGCCGCAGCTTGGCGCGGACGAACGCCTGGTTGGTGCCGGCGGCCTCGGTCGCCAGACCGAAGAAGATGCCGCCCGTATCGACCGCGAGCAGCGCGACCGGGTCCCAGTAGACCGGGTCGCCAATCGCGAAGATCGGTCCGCTGGTACCGTCCTTGGTAAGCTGGAACACTCCCTCGAGTGCGACTGCGCCGAGCTGTCCCGCGGCGATCGGTACCTTGGTAACACCGAGAAAGTTTCCGAGCTCGATAATCTTACCGGCTGCGACGGCCGCCACCGGCGTGTAGCTGATCGCGCAGCCGTCCTGCACGAAAGTTGCGTCTGCCATTGTCTGATCTCCTTGCGGGCGCGTGCTGCGCCCGCGCTTTCGTTAGGTCGTGCCTTCGCTCTTCACGCCAGCGCGGTACTCCTGCTTCGCGACGCCAAAGTCGTGATAGCCGCGCATTTGAATACCCAAGACGTTGAAGTCCATCTCGGCGGTCTCGACCGTCGGTTCCTGCACGCCATTCAGGTAGGCGATCTCGATCGTCGAGAGAGCCGATGGATCGGCGAGCAGATACCACGCGATCGTCGAGAAGCCGGGGATCGTCGAGTTCGACAGGTAGGTCGACACGATCGGCCGGAAGCGCCCGGCGAACACGTTGCTGGTGCCGAATTTGACGCTCGTCGTCGTGTCGCGGTACTCGATCGAGTTGAAGATGTTGAACGCGGTCACCTCGAGCGACGGCGGCACGAGCAGCCACTGCGGCTCGATCGCCACCGGGTTTCCATCCGGATCCGTCTGGTTTCGGAAGAGAGCAAGCGCCGTCTGGAGCGAGGTGAGCGAGAGATTGCCGCCGGCGCCCGTGATCAGGTTGGCATGCGCCACGCTGAAGAAGGCCGCGTTGTCCAGGAACGCGGTCCAGAAGACCTTGTTCAACTTGAGCGCCGCGCCGCGGCCGAGCCGCATCGGGATCTGCGTCAGGGCGCCCAGGTCGTCGTTGATGATGTCCGTCCTGGTGATCGCGAACATCTTCCCGTAAGTGCGCGCGCGGTTCTCGAACGTGTCCTCGCTCACCGTGCCGTGCGTGAACTCACCGTCGGGTGCGATCTCCTCGTATTCGAAGCCGCCGTTCAGGCGGTAGCTCGTGTTCGTCTTGAAGTCGGAGACGTTCTTCGTGCTCGAGATGTTGGCATAGGTCCGCTCGACCGCCATGAATCCTTCGAGCAGGAACTTGTTCGCCGTGTTCGACATGATCCCGGGGAGCGAGAGCGTGGAGAACGCGGCCTCGAGTGCGCCGCGCATGTCGCCCTTTACCGACCGGCCCTGCCACCCGCCCTGCTGCGCGGCGATGGCGATGATGTCCTGAAGCCCGATCCGCCCTTTGAACGCCTTGTGGGCAGCGTCCAGGATCTTGGGTTCGAACTTCTTCTCGATGTTCCGCAAGCCGCCAGCGATACAGGCCGCGGCCTCGATCGTCGCTGCGTCGATCCCACCGCCGCCAACGTGCACGGCGGGCGCAGTCGGACGCGCGGCGCGAAGCATCTCGAGCTCAGCCCTCTCGAGGGACCAGTTCTCCTCGATGGCTTTGGCCGCGAGCTCGCCGTGTTCCCGGCCGGCGAGTTTCTGGATCGCCGCCTGGCGGCGCATCTCGCCCGCGCTCTGCGTGCGCATCGCCGCGATCAGATCCTGAGCCGCAGGATCAGGCACTGGTCCCAGCGCCTCAACCTTCGGCTTCGTCTCGGTGACGGTGGCAGCTGCGCCCTTCGTCGCCGGCTCGCTCGCCTCGACGGCGGGCGAATCCTTGTCCTCGTGCTTGACTGCCATTTCCGTCTCCTTTGCGGACGCTGCGACCGACACGTTCGTGCCGGAGTCGGCGCCCAAGTCCACGAAACTGATCTCGCGAAGGGTCGATTTTCGAATCACGTCGATCGGCCCGTCGACCATCCGGCCGTTCACTTCTGTTGACTTGCCCTCGGCAATGAACTCGACCTGGTTGGCGTCCATTCCCACCGACGCCTGCCACGGGAACCCGTTCTTCGCCGAGCTCGCGACCTCGCGCGCCGACTCGGTGTCGAACGAGAGCACGCCGGTTGCGACGATCTGGCCATCTCGGATTGCCACAGCGTCCGAGTGCCCGATGGTTTTGCTCGGATCGTGGTTGCGGCGAATCGCAACGGACTGCGTGGGAGTGGACACTCCACCGAGGTCGATCACGACCGGGTCCCACCACATGGACACGCGGATCGGCGCGCCGGTGTAGGCGACCATCGAGAACGTCGGGAGCTTCTTCCCGTCGCCATCGGCCGCGAGCACGAGGCCCGCAGGGCAGATGAGCGAGAGTGTCTTCGGGTGCTCAGTCTTCTTCGCCATTCGGCTCTCCGTCGTCGACCATCGGCTGGGGTTGTGTGGGTTCGGCCGCCGGCGTGAGACCGAGCTCGTCCATCAGCGCCACCTCTTTCGCGCGCTGGCGGACCTGCTCTTCCCAGTCGAGCCCGCGGCTGCTGTACTCCTCGGCGAGCGTCGTCGTGTTGTTCTCGAGGCGCGTGCCCTGCGCGTTCGCTTCCTTCTCCGGATCGACGTGCTCGGACCCATCCCAGAACCAGCGGTGCTTTGGCAGCGGACCACGTCGCCGGAACACCTGCGGCAGCAGGCCCTCGATGAGCGAGGCCTCGGAGATGAACTCGCGGAAGAGGGGGTTCAGCACCAGGCGCACGATGCGCGCGCGCTCCACGCGAATCGCCTTGTTGTAGACCTGGTGATCGAGGCGCCCGGAGGCGTAGTTGTAGGAGCTCGAGTCGCAGGCCGCGACGTTGTATGGCACGTTCAAACACCTGGCGATTTCGGTCAAATACTCGCGCTTCGCCATCGCATAGGTCGTGGTCGGCTGCTCGGGCTTCGCCTGGCCGAGCGACCAGCCCTGCGGCAGCACGGTCGCCATGCGCTTCTCGAGCTCCCACGTGGACATCTCGGGGATGGAGTCGGCCTCGTCGGCGTCGGTCGGTGGGAACTGCGATTGAATGACGAGCGCTAGGTCGGCGGCGACCTCGGCGGCAGCCAGCACCGCGAGCGAGTAGCGCCGGAGCTGCGCGAAGAGCGGCAGCGCCGCCGTGATCTCGGGGATCCCGCGCATCTGGCCAGGGCGCAGGCGAAGGAAATAGTGGAGCATCGATCGCGCGGGGATGGTGCTCGACTGGCTGAAAAACCCCGTCATGGAGCGCCGGTCGCCAGGATGCTCGGCCAGCAACTGGTAGCTGAGCGCGCGGCCGAAGCGATCGAACAGGATCCCGTCGGCCTCGTTCGGCTCGAGCGTCGGAAAGGGATTCGCGACCTGCTCGGCTTCCACGAGCTGGAGATCGAGCTGGACCGGGAACTCACTCCGGGGGTTGCTCGCCATCACGGCGAAGGTCTCGCCGTCCTCGTACTTGGCAAGCCGCATCGTGTGGAGCTTGCCGGTGAGGTCGATGTCCTCGGCCCACTCGCTGAATATTTCCTCGAGCGCCGAGTCGGCGGACCGGTCCCCGCTGGTCACCTGCAACCGGGGACCGGTGCCAATGCAATCGTTCGCCAGCGTGAGCCCGATTCCCTGGGCGTAGGAGTTGTTCGACACCTCGTAGCGCGCTCGGTTGCGGAGGGTGCGGCGGATCTCCGGAGCGTTCGCGGCGTTGGCCGACAGGGCGTCGGCCGCACCCCAGTGCTTGCGGTTGTCGATGTGCGTCTGGGCGGCGTCGTAGCGGGCCCTGAGCTCGCGGAGCTTCGCATTGGCGCGCTGTGCGACCTCCTGAGCCGCTACGAGACGGGCGTCGGTCCGCGAGGCTTTGGCGCGCCTGCGTGGCGCCTTCGGCTTGGCCATGCACCTAGGGAAGGACCGGACGCCAAGGAGGCGCAATCCGGCCGGCAAGGTGAGGCGCTACGGGTAGCGCGTCTCGTGTGGAACATCTTGAGAGCCAAGCGGTGCGCATCCCGAGCGCACGGTTGGGCGCTAGTCGCTTTGTGTGGTATGCTCAAGGCATGAACGAGCTCGAACAGACGATGCGGAACGACGACGAGTTGCACAATCTCGCGCTGCGCATCATGAACCAAATGGTGACGCCCGATGAATTATCTGCGTACTATCAGCTTCAAGACATCGTCGCCGCCCGCGAGAAGGCGAGCCGCCTCAAAACTCTCGAGGAATCGTGCCCGTTGGTGTGCGGTCATTGCAGAGACGGAGACCGAGCCCAGTTCGACAACCTGAATGGGGTCTATGTGCACGGCGAGCGTCGCGGCGCCTGCTTCGCCAATGGGATCCGCGTGCTGCTCGACAAGGAACGAAGATCATGACGACCTACAAGAGTCGCTCGAGTGGTACGGCCCACTGCCGATCGAGAAGCCCCCGCCGCCTTACCGCGGTCGCCGGTCTGCCTCATAGGTCGTTTTGAGCGCCCCGCAGTTCCGGCACTCGCGCCGGCGGCGGACCTGCCTCCCCCACGTGGGCCGCGACTCGAGGGTATAGAAGTGCCGGCACCCGCATCGCGCGCACTCGAGCCCGCGGTCCTCGGCCGCCGTGTCGATTTTTCCGGTCCCATTCGACGGCGGATGGCGCTTCATCCATGCCACCCCGCCCGGGCATGGGAGCGCGCCGCCCGCTCCGCCAGGCTGACCTTGCGCCGCGGGCCAATCCTGGTCGATGGCATGCCCTGGAGCGTCACGCCGAGGATGCTTGCCGCCACCCCCGCCCCCACGAGGCAGTCGAGCAGATGGTTTTCGCGCTGCCCCGGACGGAGTTTCCAGATGTCCACCACACGCGAGCTCCCCTGCATCCGCGTCCGGAACTCCGAGGTGAGGTGCTCCGCGATCATCCGATGGCGGTTGGGGTTCCGCCCGTAGAGGCTTAGACATCCATGGTCTCCCATCGTCACGGCGAGCCGCGCGTGAAGGAAGGACTTCCAGTAGTTCGAGTCGAAGAGGACGCGCCGCGCTTCCCTCGAGGTCTTCGCGCCGATGTGCCAGCCAAGCCCGACCCGGTCGCCCGGCTTCTTCTTCCACTGCTCGATCGGACGCCCACCCGGACCGATGTAGTGCCCGTGCGACGGCATCAGGTTCGCCGCGTGGACGCTTCGCTTGCAGAACTGGTGCACGATCGCGGTCGACGTGCCCCAGGACGCATCGATCAGGCAGACCGACGGCCGCATCGGCGACATGTCCTCGCGCATGAACGGCGTCCCGAAGAGCTTTTCAGTCAGGGCCTCGAGCCCGGCGAGGATGGCGCCCTCGAGACCTGCGCCCTTCGCCGCCAGGCCGAGCGTGTGCTGCGCATCCACCAGGGTGAAGTAGTCGCGGGCCTGGTCCGGGTGCGCGCCATAGTCGATGACGTAACCCGTGAAGTCGTCGCGCCATGCAACGACGGCGTAGTAGAGCAGGTTTTGCTGGACGTCGACAAAGGCCGTCGAGCGCGTCGCGTCGAGCGGCACCATGCCGCGCTCGATCCCGTTCACCTTCGCCGCGATCTGGTCGGCGGTCAGGATGCCGACGTCGGAGAGCCCGCGCTCGACCATGGGCTGGTTCTGGTACTCGGACCAGAAGGCGACCTCGTCCTGCAGCCGGAGGTTGATCGCGTGCTGGATCGCGCTCGCCTCGTCGTGGTGGAAGCGCTCCGGCCAGGCGATCCGCGCCCCTGCGTCGAGCTGCTCCCGGTGCTCCCGGTAGAACTTGGTAGCGTCCCGGATGTCCCCCCACTGCCGCAGCGACTCGGCGCGCACCTCGGCATACCCCTCCCACAGCTTCGTATCGGTCGGGTGCTCGTAGATCAGCTGCGTCCGCTCGCCATTCCACTCGGGGTGCTTCTTCCGGTCGAGGATCACGTCGGCCATGTCACCCGGTCGGATGACCGTGCAGGGCATGAGAGCGGCGATCTTGGAGGCCGGGCCGGCGAGCCCGAGCACGGCACCGGAGAGAATGCGCTCGCGCGTGACGCACTGGGAGAGGCTGTTTGCGGACTCATCCGTCTGACAGTCATCGCAGATGACGAGGTCCGGCCGCGCGGAGGAACCGTCCGCGCGCTTGAACTTCATGCCGCGGATGCGCCCGGTGAGCCCGGCGACCTTCACGATGGCGCCGCTCGCCTTGCTCCCCTCGATCGTCGGTAGCACCAGCTCGTTCTGCGTCCACACAATCTCGGTTCGCTGACCCTGGTGGAGCTGCCCGGCGCACCTGTTCGCGATCCCCTCGAGGCAGCGGATCGGGTAGCAGACCTCGGGAAAGTCGGCATAGAGCTCGTCGTTGTGCTCGAGCTCAGCCATCAGAGAGTCCAGCATCTCCTGCGCGTGCGTCTCCGATGCGCCGATGAGCGCCACGAATCGCCGGTGCGCGTAGAGCATCGACCACAAGGCTGCCGCCTCGCACAGCGAGGTCTTGCCGGATCCGCGCGGCATCGCCATCGCGAACTGCCCGCCTTCGATCACGCACCGCCTGGCGCGGTCCAGCACCTTCAGGTGGTCAGGTGACCAGGGGAGCGAGAACGTCGTCTTCAGGTAGGTATCGCAGAAGGCGCGTAGGTCCAGGCGTGCGAGCTCACGGCGCTTCGGATGCTGGGCCTTGGGAATGTCGCCGATGTCGCGGCCGGCGAGGGCGATGCGCCGCGAGCGCTCCGCGCGTAGCCGTTTGTCGGATTCGTAGGCCTTTCTGGTCATTCAATTCGTTTGCTGCCTACACTTTGTGATGGTTTTTGGG